GTGCGGTCGTCATCCAGCGCGGCGTGCGGGCCGGCGATGTCGACCTCTCGCGTCGCGACACCTTGCGCGATTCCCGCAAGACCGGGTCGCCACCCGTCGGGCCTGCGTCATGACCTTCGACGTCGACGCCTGGCTGTCGAGCATCACCAGCCCGCGCATGGCACTGCACCTCTGGTGCGCAGCTGGCGAGATTATCGACCGCGCCAAGGCCGAACCCGACTCGCTCATGAGCGGGCTGCCATCGGTGGCGCGCCGGTGGACCGACGACCAGGTGTGGATGGATCGGCTGCTCGACGCCTTCCGCGTCGTGCGCGACCGGCTCGCCATCGGCGCGCTGCCCATCGCGCGTTGCACCGGCGAGGAGTACGCGCTCCACATCGTCATCGCCTACGCGGCGGCCGCCGAGGTGCAGGGTGTCGCGCCCGACCCCGAAGACTACGGGCTACAGCTGATCCCCGAGCCCGATGACGACGACTACGCAGCCGCCCACGACGCTCTCTTCGAGGACCACGACCTGCTGCTGCTCTTCGACCCGATCTTCGATGGCATCGAGGACCCGAAGTCCGAGATCAACCAGCGACTCGGCATCGGGCCCTACCTTCACCCCGCTCGGTGGTACGAGCCCTTCGGCGCCTACGCCGACGTCGACCCGCTGGCGCCGGCGCCCGGGCCCGAGCTCGCTGACGAGGACGTGCTCGGCGCCGCCAACGATCTGGCCATGCGCTCAGGGGCGCGCGACTTCACGGTCAGCCAGACCGGCGGGCAGTGGGTCGCGCGCGCGCGTTACCGTACGAACGAGCTTGAGGGCGCCGGCGAGGATCCGCAGTCGGCAGCCACCGCGCTCGTGCGCCGCATCCTCGAGGACGGGCGCTGCACCTGGTGTGGCGGCACCATCACCATCGACCCCGGCGAGGGCGGCGATGGTCACTGCCACTGGCGACGCGAAGGCCCCCGCTGGGCGCGGGGCTGTGAGAGGACAGCATGAGCATCCGCGACGAACTGACCCAAGTCCTGGGCGACGACGTCGAGGTCTACGAGTGGCAGATCGGACTCGTCTACGACCTGACGCCGGATGACTGCTGGCGCTGCGACACGCGCCCAGCCACCACCGAGGTCGGACTCTGCCACCCGTGTCATCGCGTGCTCAGCGCGCCCGAGGGCATCCGTGGCCAGCACGCGCACTTCGTCATCCTCGACGAGTGCGCCGGCGTTCGGTGACCGACTAGCCCTTGTCGAGCATCATGAGGGTGACCGCCGCCTGGTGTCGCGCGCGGGCGTACTCCACGAGACCCATCAGTTCGTGGATCGGGGCGTTGTCCGGTGTCAACGTCCACACACCGGGCCGACCGTCAACGGTCACGGTTTCGATGATGAGCAGGAACTTGTTGGCGAGGGTGCCGGGGTCCAACTGATGCACCAGCGCGCCGACGGCATCAGTAGCGAGTCGTGCCCGCAGCGCGCCCGCTTCGTCGCTGTCATCCGACGGATCAACCTGCTCGTCGCTCATGAAGAGGGCTTGGCCTTGTACTGCACCCCGGGGCTCACGACCTGGACGCCAGGGACCTTCTCTCCGTCCGGTGTCACGAGCGAGCCGTCGCGCCTGTTGTACTTGGCGAGGGCATCCTTCGCCGGCCGGTAGGTGACGTTCAGGACGTCGTAGAGGGCGTTCTCGCGGGCCCAGGTCACGAAGTCCTCGTCGTCCTCGATGACGATGGAGTCCCGGCCCTTCGCCGCCGAGAGCGTGCCCGCGGCCAGCTTGATGCTCTTCGTCTTGATCTTGGACCACGCCTCGTCGAAGGTGAGCCCCGTGGCCATCAGCCGGTCGACCTCGGGCTCGAGCTGGCGGCGCCAGTAGTCGCCCAGCATCCCCTCAAATCGGCGCTCGTCGCGCCCGATGGCATCGAGCTCGCGCTCTTCCCACTCGTCGATGAGGGCGTGCTGCTCGCGCGCTTGCTCGCGCACGCGCGCCGCCTCGGCCTGCACGCCGGCGAGACGACGAAGCGCCCAGTTCGCCTTGCTGTCGTTGTCGATGACGAAGCGGTCTCGCTCTTCCTCATCCTCGGGAAGCTCGTACTGGTTCGCCAGGTGCTCAGCGAGATCGGCCACGAGCCGATCGTACGAAGGCGCTGCGACAGCCTCGGGGATGGCTCAGTAGCCGGCGTCGCACGACTGGCGTGTGTACGGCGGCGTGATCCCGGCTCGGCTCGGCCGGCCGTAGCGGTCGGCGATGTAGCGCAAGCCCCAGCGGACCTGGGTGCGCGGGTTCGATCGCCAGTCGGCGCCTTCGGTGGCGATCTTCGTCTCGGGCATCGCCTGCGGGATGCGACCACGGATGTCATGCCGCCAGTTCGACTCGTGGGTCCAGATGTTGTCGAGGCACGTCCACTCGGAGGTTCCCCAGCGGTAGACGCACGCCATCCGCCAGCGGGCGTAGCCGCGGGCGTCCTGATGGTTGAAGAGGTCCTGGCGCTCCGGTGTGCCATGGCCAGCCTCGAGGGCGTCGTAATCGGCGCAAGGGTCCATCGCCGCCGCGATCAGCCGTGGAGCGATCACCGGCGCTGAGGACCTGCCCTCGATCTGGCTGATCGGGTCATGGGGCGGCTTGGTCGGATGGGCGGCAGTGGAGCCTCGGGTGCCCACCAGGACGAGAGCGGTGATCGACAGGACGACGAGGATGGCTACGGCCAGGCGGCGCACGGACGCTCCTTGGTCGGGGGCTGGGACGCGCGCTACGGGCGCGCAACGAGCCGCCCTTGTGGGGTGGCTCGGTCATCCAATCGTAATGGATCGGTCAGCCGACCGCCACAATCACGGCATGGTGCCGGTGGCCTTGCCCGTCCGGTGGACGTGGCCGACCAAGTCCACCCGGGCGTAGCCAGCACGCACGAGCGCCTTGACCACCCGCTGCTCGACGGTGCGCACCTCGAAGGGTTCGCCGACCGCCGGCCGCTTCTTGAACCGCTCCGTGCGCTTGGCGAGCTCGCACGGCCCCTCGGCCAGCATGGCCATCACCGTGGCCTCGGCTTTGGTGAAGGTGACGCGCCCCTCGGCCTCGCTGACCATCAGGTGAGGGGGACCAGTGGGGTGTCGGCATTGAGGTAGAGCGGGTGGCGCGGCGATCCCCCTGCAGTGACCCCGAAGCACAGGACCGTCGTGCCGGCGTCGGCGAGCATCGTGAGCACGTGCTCAGCACGTGGCTGAGCGATCTTCTCGGCACCCCACGCCGCCACCACGACGTTGGCCGTGCCGGCGATCGCCATGATCGTGTCGTCGTTGCCGGGACCGACGGGCCGGGTGATGTGGTACAGCAGCTTCGGGTCGGTGCTGCGGTACGCGAACAGGTTGAGCATCTCGAGACGGCCGCACTCGGCGCGCTTGGCGAAGCCGATGCACCGACGGATGGTGGGATCGTCCTGCGTCTCGTCAGCGGTCGACGGGTTGAGCCCGACGACGACGAAGGTCGGGCCCGGGTGCCACTCGCGCCAGAGTCGATATCGCCAGGTCCTGCATGGCGAAAAGGTGGCGCCCTTCGACGTGTCGGTGAACAGCGCGTCGCTCACTTGATGGTGGACTCGGTGTGGTACACCTCGCCGCCCTTGATGGCGTCCACCGGGATACCGGACCCCGGTTCCTCGGGGATGATCGCCCTCGCGTAGCCGCCAGTCTCGACCAGCCAGCCGATGATGGGCTCGCTATCGAAGGACCCGTCGTCGTTCGGCCACCGCACTCGCCACCCACCAGCAGGCAACAGGCCGATCGGCTCGTCGATCTCCGACACTCCCTTGAACCCCATGATGTCGGACGCCCGCACCAGCCGGCTGCGGGACAGGACCAGGGCCTCACCGCGATCGTCCCAGGCGACGACACGCATCGTCGCGACGTATGGCTTGTCGCCGATCGCGCTATCGAACTCCGCCTCGAACCGTCCCCTCACGTTCATACGACCTCCTCGTCATACACGAATCCCATCTGCCCGCGGTCGAGCTCGCGGTTGGCCCACAGCCGCTCGACGCGCGACGTGCGTGAGGTCGTCGCTGCGTTCGACGAGTGCGCCGTGACGTTGACGTCCATCGACCACCAGTCGGCATAGAGCTCGTCGTACAGGTCGCCCGGGTAGCCGGAGAGGATCACGACCGCTGGTGTGGCGTGCAGGACCTCGGCGAGCCGCCGGTGCTCGGAATCGCCGCCCATGTCACGCCGGTAGTCCTCGGGCCGCTGCCGATCCTGACGCGACACGCGCGTGGCGGCGAGGTAGGGCGGGTCGACATAGATCACGGCGTCATCGGTGGCCATCCGCTCAACCAGGTCGGCGGCGTCGCAGCACTCGATCGAAACGTTCATCAGCCGTCGCGCGCACTCGCCGAACCGACCGATGCGCGACCACACCGACGCCGCCGTCGCCTGCGTGCGCGCCGTGGTCACCGACCAGCCAGTCTGGTTCCCCGCTGTCTTGGCGAAGGACTGGTTGATCCGCACCCAGAACCGGCGCGCGATCTCTAGCTCGTCGTCGGTGGCGTCGATGTCGGCCTGCTCGTACTCCTCGCGCGCGTACGGCGTCAGCGAGCAGGCGTGCTCGAGCTCATCGGTGCGTTCGCGCAGGCAGCGGAAGAACGTGACCACGGCGCCGTCGAGATCGTTGATGATCTCGTGCGTCGCTGGCCGCTTGGCGAAGAACACCGCACCGGAGCCGAAGAAGGGCTCGATGTAGACCCTGTGCGGCGGCATCAGCGACACGATGCGCGCGCTCATCCCGTACTTGCCGCCGAAGTAGGCGAAGGGGGGTCGCATCAGTCGCCCCTGATCGTGTAGCCGGCGTCCGCTCGCGCCCGCTCCCGTTGCGCCTTCTCGATCAGTCGCCGCGCCTTCGCATCCGCCGCGGCTTGCGTGCGGCGCCACCACCGGTGCGGTGCCCCGCCTGGGCCATCGCACTCCACAATGAGCGGCGCTGGCCCGTGCTCGATCCAGAAGCCCCATCGTGCCGGGATGACTCGCGCCCACGGGGGACCAGGGTCGAAGTCCATCAGTCGCCCGGGCAGCCGGTGAGGCGCTCGCTGATCGGCGGCAGCTCGTCCCAGCTCACCCCGCACAGCGGTCGCTTGCACATCCATCCCACGGTCACCCGGAAGCCCGAGGACTTTTCCACGAGGGGCACCAGGCAGTGGGCGATGCCACCATGCCGGAGGGGAGTCGGTGCGTCACTCAGCAGGGTCATCAGTACCCGCACCCCGGCCAGCGCGAGTCATCGGCGTTCCGGCCTGCTCGACCTCGGTGATGAGATCCATGATGTCGCTGAGGATCTCGTTGACGTGGCCCTCCCATTTCATGCCGTCGAGTCGGATCTGCCGGAGCTCGGGCATGACCCCGTACTCGCGGCTCGAGCGGATCGGGTCGAGGATGCTGATGGTCACCGACAGGTCGGTGGGGTCGAACTCGAAGCCGAGCACGTCGTAGGGGCGGGTGAACTGGTCGCTCATGATGCCTTCCCGTAGCGCGAGTAGCAGCCGCCGTCGTCACCGCTCATGCACAGCACCTTCTTGTGCCGCGTGAAGGAGACGACCGCGGCCTGGGGGTCGACGTGGGTCTTGCAGTCCTCGCAATCGCCACCGTTTTCCCGGAGGTCATCCAGGATGGCGCGCGAGTCCGGCTCCTTCGCTACCGGTTCGGGCTCGGACGGCGGCGGAGGCTCCTTGGTCTCGGCAGCGGCCTTCTTGCTGGCCTTGGGCGCTGGCGTCTGCTTCACCGGCGACGAGTAGATGGCGTCGTACATGCGGACGTTCCAACGGACGTCGCCCATCGCCGTGTGCTTGTCGGCCTCGGGCCGCTCGACTCCGAGCATCTCGCTCAGCTGCGCGGGGTCCCACCCTGGCCGGATGCCCAGTCGACCGGCCGCCAGGTTCTCGATGCAGCACAGCCGGTAGTGCCACGCCGGCGGCGCACCGTTGGCCCGCATGAACCGCTCGAGGCGAACGGCATCGAAGTTGGGGTTGGCGGCAAGCAGCGCCGCGCCGGCGGACGCCTGCGCGATGTCCCACGCCACTGCGCGCGGATCGAGCGCCTTCTCACGGTCGTACCGGTCGTAGAAGTGGTTGAGGCGCAGCGCGGTCGAGTCGGCGGCCGCGAGCTCCTCGTCGGTGAGGCGCACGAGGAGCTCACGCTCGACCGCCATCTCGCCAGGGGTGCGCAGGACGTACGCGATCTCCCAGATCGCGTGCCGGCACTCATCGAGTCCAAGGGTTTCAGTGTCCACAAAGAACACCGGTGTCTCACCCATTCCGCCTCCCGTCATGTGGCACACCACTCGCAGCACCAACCAAGTCCCGGCACGAATCCGATCGTGTCACCCGGGCAGATCCGGTGGTACCTCCGACGTCCGCACCTCTGGTGCGCGATCGCCTTCCCCGTCACCACCGCCGACAGCATCGGCTCCTCCGCGAACGGCCGCATCTTCTCCGGCAACGGCTCCGTCATGCTCAGCCTCCGGGGGTGGATTCGTCAGGTCGCCGGCGCCGTGGCGCGCCGGGCCTTCGTGTCGGCAGTCGACCAGGGTCTTGCCGGCCAGTTCGCACGCGAAGCAGCGATCGTGTCGGCAGTAGGCGCAGCCCTCACCGTGCAGGGCGGGACGCTCCTGGGGCTCGGGTGTGAGGGCCGGCATCGCTGCCAGCTTCGACGCGGGGTCGGTGCCCAGCGCGCGCTTGACGCGCGCGATCGCCATGAGGCCGGTCTCGCGCTCCTCCGCGCTCGCCGGTGTCACTCCGGCCTCACCAGGGCGCGCACGTTGTCGCCGATGCGCTTGGGCTCGTCCTCGGCCTCGGTGAGGGCGCGCATCCGCACCTGCTGCGCCAGTTCGGTGCGCGCGGCAACGTCGACGTAGGACCGCACGCGCTCGGCGTACATCCGGGCGAAGTGAGCCCGGTCAGCGACCTCGTTCGTCGACTCACACAGCGACTTCCACGTCAAGGCGTTCACCACGGCGGTGATGGCGGGATGGGAGAAGGACGGCAGGCGATCCGGCTCTCCTTCGCTTGGCACGAAGTGGCCGACCCGATGGATCTCGCGCCCGACCTCGCCCCACGCCTCGTCCACCGGCGGGGCCGACCCCTCGGGCACGGTGAGCTCGAAGGCACGGCGACGGATGACGCCGACAGGGGGAGGGAACTCCGACCCTGCCGTGGCGTGCTCGGACAGGGCGGCGTACCCGGCGTCGAACTCGATGTCGGAGAGCAGCGAACGCCACCCTAGGATCATCGTGCGAACGTCCTCTGGTGGGCGCCAGTTCGGCCACCACTGTGAGCAGAAGCCGAGCAGGGCAGCGATCTCCTTGTCGGTCATGCGCAACCCTCCTGGACGATCATCCCGCCCTCGTCGAACGGAACCTCGCGGATCTGAGACAGCGTGCCCTTCGGCTTGGGATCGCGCTTCGCGGCCAGCCGCAGCTGGTCGTACTTCTGCCGCAGCGTCGGCATCGAGAGGATGTTGCCGCGCCAGAACGGGTCGGCCTGGCACCATCGGATGCACGCTTCGATCTTTTCGGGCGCACGCCCATCAAGGCGCAGCAAGCGATCACACTCAGTTCGCCAACGGGCGGTGATGGTGGGGCGCTTCGAGCCGTTGGCCTCGATGAGATCGGCAAGCAGCGTGCAGAGGCGATCCACCTCGGCGTCAGCCGGGTCTTGTTCTTGGTCTTGTAGGTCTCTATTAGAAGTGGATTCCGCGACTCCGCGGCGGGTGTTCCGCGAGGCCGCGGCGGGTGGCTCCGCGACCTCGCGGTCAGTATTCCGCGCGTCCGCGGAATCCTCGACTGCAAGGATCGGCCGCAGAAGGGTCACCTTGCGACCGTCGACATGCGCGCTTTTGGACTCGATCAGAGCCGGTCGAAAGGCGTTCGCTCTCCGCAGCGACTGCCTCGCGCGGTACACCTGATCCGCCGACATGCCGACGTCGGAACCGAACTCCGCGTCCGACAGGAAGAGCCACAGGTGACCATCACGTTCGGTGGTGCACTGCGTCCGACGACGCCCGTCTCGTTGCGCGGGTTGGAGCCACCACGTGATCTGCGCGAGCACCATCGCGTCTCGCGCGTCACCGCCGCAGTCCTCCATGGCCCACAGTGGAACGTGGACGCCGCGACGATCGTCGTATCGACTCAAGCCGCCGCCTCCCCTTGGTCGCGAACGTGGTCGTGGTCGGGCGCCGAAGGTACAACGTCGAACGCACGCGCGGAAGGGGTCATCCGGTCATCCGCGTCGTCCATGGCCCGTCGACGATGTCGACGAGCGGGCGCAGCGTGCCACCGAGGTTGTCCTCCCACGCCACCAAGCCAGCTCGTCGCAGCTGCACGAGGTGCGCGTGCACGGTGGAGATGGACGTGGGCTTGCCGGTGATCATCGCCACCTCGCGCACGGTGGCGCGCCCGTTCATCGCATGGACGATCACAAGGCCCAGGAGCGTCGCTGTGGCGCCCGGTGGGATCGTCGGCGGATCATCGGGCTCACGCCACTCGACGTCCTTGTAGGGACGCTCAGGCGGCATGGGCGGGCATCTGGTTCCACACCTGGCCATCGAGCTCGGGCAGCGGGATCTTCTGGCCGGCCGAGGTGGCCTTCTGCTTGAAGAAGAAAGAGATGCCGCGCTCGACGCACTGGTCTCTGATGTCGCGAACCCAGCCGTCGTCCATGGGCCGCGCGCCATGACCTGACTCGGCGCCAGCGATCACCCAGCCGATGCCGGTGAGGTCGAGCGATGGCAGCGGACCGAGCAACGGCTCGAGGCTGAGGAAGCGCAACGCTGCCGGCGTGTCGGTGAGGTGGTCGACGCGGAAGGTGTAGCGGTCGTTCTCGATCGAGGTGCCGAGCCAGACGTTTGGCAGTGGCCACGGCCCGGGCCCGCACCAGAGCATGTCGTCGCGCCGCCACATGCAGCCGTCGGCCTCCCACGCCTGCAGCAGCTTGGCCATGCGCTGCGGCCGCTTCGTCAGCACCTGGAAGGTGTGCCGCTCGGCGAGCGCCATGACATCGAAGATCGAGCCGATGAAGCCGTCGGGGATCTCGGGATGGAACACGTCGCTCATGCTGTTCACGAACACCAGCCGCGGTTTGCGCCAGCCCAGGGGCGCGCGCAGGGTGCCGTGGTGCAAGGTCACGCCGAAGCCGGGCCCACTCGTCGAAGGATCGCCGTCGCGCTGGTACTTCGCCGAGCCCATGAGCTTGAGGCGAGCTGCCATCGTCATCGCATAGCAGTGATCGCATCCCGGCGAGACGCGATCGCATCCGGTGACGGGCGACCACGTTGTGTCCGTCCACTCGATCTTCGTTCCGTCAGCCACAGCGGTACCGATCTCCTCGACGCACCTTCTGAATGGTGGTATGGCTCACCCCGAGTTCAGCCGCGACCGCTCGCGATGGACGTCGTGAGGCACGGACGACCTGAACCTGCTCGATCGTCAGCGTCGCCCCGTCAGCAGCGGCGCCGGTGCGGCGCCCGCCGTTCCGAACGGCATCGCGCTGGTTCTCTGATCGCGTGCCCCACAGGAGGTTCTCGGCACGGTTGTCGTCGGGGTCATCGTTGAGATGTCGCGCTTCCTGGCCAGTTGGTCGGGGTCCGACGAAGGCAACGAGAACCAGGTGATGAACCCAGAACTTTCGCGACCGTGACCCGACCTCCGGCGGTAGCAAGACGTATCGGTGACCGCTCTTCGATCGAAGTGGTTGCAGGATGACGGGCTCTTCACGACGACCACCATGGCGATTCCGCCACGATCGCACCTGCCCGTCCCTGGACACGTCGTAGCCAGCGACCATCGACGTTCTCCACTCAATCTTGCTCACGGGTGACCTTCCGCTCGACGGAGTACATCTCGTGCACGACGTCCCAGCGCCCTTCCTGCACGGCGTTGGCGCAGGTCTCGCACAGCGTGCGCGTGATGTGGAACGGGTCGCGTTGCGGGCCCTTCTCGAAGCCGACAGGCAGGCGCACCGGGTTCTCCACGGTGTCGAGGCAGTTCTCGCACAGCGTCACTCGGCCTCGGCCTCCCGCTCCCGCTGCAGCAGGTTCTCCATCACGGCGGCGGCGTCCATCGGGTCGGCGAAGGTGGCCACGATCTCCGAGGTGACGCGGCGAACCACGGTGAGGTTGCCGACCTTGCGAAGGTCCCATGACACCTCGGGCGCGGCGTGCTTGGCGGCGTCGACGAACTCGTGCAGTCGCGCCACCAGATCGGTCCGGCGCTTCTCGAGCATCTCAAGCCGCGCGTCTCCCGAGGACGGGTGCGATACCGGCGACGGCAACGGCGATCGCTGGGTGAGCACCTTGATGACGCCCTGGCGGACCGCAGCGAGGTCGATGCCGGCGCCCACGATGACCTTGGCGGCGACACCCTCGCCCTCGCGGATCAAGCCGAGGAGGATGTGCTCCGTGCCGATGTAGTTGTGGCCCAGCTGGAGCGCCTCGCGCAAGCTCAGCTCAAGGACCTTCTTGGCGCGCGGCGTGAACGGGATGTGGCCAGGGGGCGACTCGGTGCCGCGTCCGATGAGCGCCTCAACAGCCTCGCGGGCCGGGAAGAGCGTGAGCCCCAACTCCGCGAGCACCTGGAACGGGATCTCCTCCTCGTCGTGGAGCAGCCCAAGCAGCAGGTGCTCGGTGCCGATGTAGTTGTGGTCCAGGAGGCGCGCGTCTTCCTGAGCGAGCACCACGACTCGACGCGCCTTGTTGTTGAAACGCTCGAACATCATTTGCCTCCCGGCGCTGATTCGGATGCGGAACCGATGACGCAGAGCTCGCGCTCGGCGGTGTCCTCCAACGAGAGGCACTGCTTGACGCGCGCCGTGCGCTGTTCCTCGACCTTGACCTGCTCTACCTGGTCGCTGTGGTGAAAGCCGTAGATCACGGCGCCGATGATGACGAACACCGAGAGCACCGAGAGCACGACGAGCGCGTAGCCAACGCCATGCCACAGCATGGTCCGTCGCTCGTGCCGATGGGCCTCGCGTTCACGCAACGTCTGCTCGTGCTCGACGGCGAGCTCGTGGTGCCGACGATCCGCCAACTCCTGTGTCGCGGCCCAGGGATCGCGCGCCGCCTCGGCGAGAAGGTCGTCGGTTCCGGCCTTCGTCTTGTCACCCATTGGCCATCTCCAAGAGAACGTCGGCGTGGCACGCCTGATCGCCTGGGCACCAGCACGCCAGGTCATGGCCACGAAGCTGACTCAGTGCGACCTCGAGCGCATCCCGGCGCTTCCGGTCTTCCGGGTGGTCCTTCGGGTACTTCATGAGCCCGAGCAGAAGGTCGACGCGGTAGAGCTTGACGGCGATCTCCGGCGTGATCTTCACCGTCTCGTGCAGATCGAAGTACGCCTCCTGCTCATCGGGATCGCCCGCCCAACCAACCGACCAGCCCTGGTAGCCGGCGTGGCCAATGTCGACCTCCTCGCCGACGATGAACGGGTTGCCCCACCGCGACGGGCGCGCCACGACGATGGCGCCGTCGGGCTTTCGCCATCCCTTCGTGCGCCGAAGCTGGATCCTCTCAGGCATCGTCATCCCTTCCCATGACGCGCCGGTAGACCCAGCGCAGCCCCTTGAAGCCGTACCAGATCGGCCAGACGGTGATCGACGAGGCGAGTGCGAACACGTGCCCGATGAGCGGCCACGCCATGAGGATCAGCAGCAGCGGGACGATGGCGAGCACCACGTATGGCACGACGGTGAGCACAACCTCCTCGTCCACGGACGGCAGGTACCGAAGCTCGTCCTCAGCCATCGTGCTCCGGGTGCCAGCTCTTGTCGCCTTCGGCCATGTCGATCAGGTACCAGCGACCGTGGATGTCCTGCGCGAAGTCGACGCTCCACATCGGGCACGCGTCACAGACGGCGGCTGCCCGGACGGCCACCTCCGTCAGTTCCGCCGGCACCGGCTCGCTCGCCATCTCAGCGAGGAGCTCGCGCCAGTTCTCCTCGGTGGGGTTGTGCTCCTCGATGGCGTGCTCGGGCCAGTAGAAGTGCACGCACTCCACGCCCTCGGCCGTGGCGAACAGCCGCCACTCGCGCGCGATGGGATGGCCCGGGTTGCCGCGCCAGCCGAACGCCTCGAAGGACGCGTCGAGGTCCAGCCACCGGCGCACGAGGATCGTGCTCGGAGTGGCGTCGGGCTCGAGCCAGAACTTCGACTCCTGGTCCTCGACGAGATCGCGCAGCAGCGGTGTGAGCACGATCGGCTCGGCGCGATCGAGCCGGTACGAGACGGGCCCGTTGTGCTTGGCGCTGCCCATGTCGGTGCGGATGAAGACCGGCAAGCCCACGTCCATCGCCGCCTTGCAGATGTCCTCAGAGAACGCGTCGTAGCCGTCCCAGTCCTCGCCGTAGAACACGCCGAGCATGGCGCGGTGGTCGTAGCTGTCGACGGTGAGCGTCCGGGGAACCGGAAGGCCCGCACCTTCGATGAGCGGCAGCCAGTAGTTGGCGGACGTCGGGTTCACTCCATGTCCTTCCACTTGCTGAGCATGTTGTGACCCATGAGCGTGCCGTAGTCCTCATCCGATCCGATCTCGACGCTGATGTCGGCCGGACCGAGGTAGTAGTACTCCTCGTCGCATGGATGCCAGCCCCAGCCAGGGATGAACTCGATGACGAGGTTGGTCGGGTCGAGACGACTGAACGGGCCGTCGTCCGAGAGGATGTAGGCGATCGTGGAGGCCAGGTCGTAGAGGTTCACTCGATCACCTGGACGATCCGCTCGAGCTCGTCGAGGACGAGCACCTCCTTGCCCATGGACTCCATCATCCGAGCGAGGTCGTCATAGCACTCGACCTTCGTCGTGCCCGACGGCCATGACGGCTCAGACGACCACGCGATGACGTTGCCGTTGTCGTCGTAGTACGCCTCGCCGATGAAGAACTGGTCCTCGTAGTCGCCGGCGCCGGTCGGCAACGTGCGCACGAAGGTGCGGTAGTTCCAGTGGCTCATCTTCGCTGCGTCATCGTCAGGCATCGAAGCCACCTGTCGGCACGTCGCGCCACGTGTACTCGAAGCCCTGTGAGTCCTTGCCGTAGTGCTCGTGCTTGCCGGTGCCGGGCTCGTCGGCCTTCTTGAGGCACTGCACGGTCGCGTCGTCGGGATAGGTCACCTTGCATCGCTCAGCCATAGAGCCCCTTGATCTCATCGCGGCGCTGACGCTCGCGGATCCGCTTGTGTTCCTTCGGTTCCACCTCATGGTGGCCCTCGTCCTCGACGTGGATGCGTCGAAGCTCGGCGATGATCGCCTCCGCCTGGGCGGGCGGGTAGCCGGATGCCTTTGCCGCTGCGCCGCAGGAACAGAGGAACGTCTCGGCCATCAGATGCCGGCCTCGGGCGAAGCCGGGTCGTGCTGGTTGGCGTGCTTCCAGAACGCTGCTTCATCCCCACGCATCCAGCTGAGGTGCGCGATCACGTCGTCGCTCGGCACCATGCAGCCCGCCCAGCTGTTCGCGTAGTAGCCGATCGGATGCAGGCAGAGCACGGCAAGGCAGAGCATGTTGCCCACGCGCCCATCCCTGCCGCGAGGGCTCAGCGCGAGCGTTGGGCGCAGCCGGCGGAACACGTAGGTGACGCGAGAGCGCGGAGACGTCTCGAAGAAGCAGCCGGTGAGGTCGTAGTGCATCCACTGGCGCTCAGTGAGCATGGCCCGCAGCGTGTCGCGGGCCCGGTACTCAGCCTCGAGGTCCCACGCGTCGGCCGAGCCGATCGTCTGCAGCCAGAAGGTCAGGCGATCCATGGAGCGGTCCGGGGAAACCGGCACGACGAACGCGTAGTAGCGGCCGCCGCCGCGGGCCACGTACACCTGGGCGTTGCGCCTCCGGGAGAACCAGGTGTTGACAATCTCCTCGTCCTCGGGCACCTCGCCGCCAGCGACGATGATGTCCACGTCGGTCAGGTCAGCCTGGCCGAGCTCCTTGGCGTAAAAGTCGCGCAGCGGGTGGCCCTCGGCGAGGACCAGCGGGTTGTCCGCACCGAGCGGGATGGGGATGCCCTGCCACTCGCCGACGTGATCGGAGAGCGCGTCGATCCACGCCCGGGACTCATCCCAGGTCCAGCCGTCCTTCTGGCGCGGGTCGACACCGCGGCGGGCACGGGCCTGGCGCATGTACGTCGAGACGTCGGTCATCGGGTCCACACCTCGCCGCACGAGCACCGGACGAGGTCACCGCGGTCGGGCGACGTCACCGGGATCGTGACGCGGCTCCACGTCTGGGTGTGACCACGTCGCTTGTGCCGCCAAATCGAGAGCCGGAACATCATCCGCCCGCCGTCCTGCCAATGGCCTTGGCCTTCGTGCCGGCGACAGGAACGTGCTTCTCGCGCGTGCGCTTGCCGAGCGGCTTTTCCTCGGCGTTCTCGACGACTTCCGAGATCACGTAGGTCATGCGCTTGGGATTGAACTTCTTGACGCGCGTCAGCCCCTTGTCAGTCTCCACGAAGATGCCGTAGCCCTTGGCCAGCATCTCCTCGATGATCGTGCGGGCGTCGTTGACCTCGCCCTCGTTGCTGCCGTCGATCGTGAGCTTGATGTCGCCCTTGCCAACACTGAGGATCTCGAGCATCCCCGGGCACACGACCTCGATGTCGGCCGTGCCGCGCGCTCGGCGCTCGCGCTTGAGTCGTGCGGCCTTACCCATCGGTTGCCTCCTTGTCGAACACCAGGACCTTCTCGTACTTGACGCGCGACTCGCGGTTCGCGCCGTCGCGCAGGCGCTTCGTCTCGATGCTGCGCTCGGCCACGAGCGTGAACCCCACCTCGCGTGCGGTGTTCCTGAACCAGCGGACGACAGGCTGGCGCTTCTTGTCGCGGATGTGGTCGCTCACGTTGAGGACCAGCCGTCGGCGCACGAGCGTGAAGCTCGACTCGAGCCACTTCGTGTGGAACGCGCGGTAGTCCTGGCCCCAGTGCATCGACCCGCTGCTGCCGCGCGTGAGAGGGCGCCCAAGGTTGTGCGTGTACGAACGGCGGTGATGGTTCCGGGTGCCGGTGCCCTCGCACTTCTCGCATGGCTCCGCCGGCGCGCCACTCGCGATCGGTATCCACCCGGTGCCCTTGCACGCCCGACAGCGTTCCTGCGCGTTGTGTGAGTCGGCGAACCGGTTGCCGTAGGTGACCGAGGTGACCTCGGCGTCGTAGCGGTTCTCGCCGGTCATCTCGAACGCGTCGCCACACCACGTCGACGGGTGCATCGCCGCCCACTCGAACTCGATCTCGACGGCGAAGGTGTGCACGCCGGGGACGAGGTCGCGCAGCTCGTGGACGCGCCCAGTGCCGGCGAACCGGTCGACCACGGTCCAACCGGGCTCCACGAACTTGGCGAGCACCGGCATGATCGGGTCCGAGAACCGGGCCGGATGCTTCGGCGTCGGCGCGGTCATGTGCGTCCCGGCAGCGTGCGTCCTGGTGCCATCTCCGATCGGCACTCCCTGCTGGGCTTATGCTCGTCGGGCCACCAGATGAACCCGCAGTCGCCGTACATGCAGCGCAGCACCGGCATGTCGTTCTCGACGCTTCGCTCGAACAGATGCCCGCGACCGTCGGGCTTCAACTCGCCGAGCGTCTCGCGACGGAACTCGCGCGGGGTCACGGCTTCATCCGCTCGATGAAGTGCAACACGCGCAGCGCAAGCGGGCCGCGCGGCACGTCGTAGACGTCGAGCGCCGCGTGCGCGTCCTCGATCTCGCCGGTGGTGCCGGCGCCGCCGTTCATCGGCTTGTGCTCCTCACCCCAGGGCACCGAGCCGTCCCTTCACGGTGAGCACGTGCGTGCCCTTGGTCGGATACGACTGCGTGTGCGCAAGATGACAGGGCGCAGCGCAGATCAGTACATAGTCACCGTCGGCCACCTGGGCGCTGTCGGTGTCGCCGGTCTCGTTGTCGACGACGGTGACGGTGAGGCTCACCGGCCCTTCTTGGTGACGTTCGTCTGCAGGTACTCGGCGCGCCGGATGTCCCAGCCCTCGTAGTTCTTGTCGAGGTGCGCCTTGATCGAGGCGACCTTGTCGGCGCGCTCCTTCTTCGACGCGCGCTGGCGAGCCAGCTGTGCCTCGGCGGCGGCGATGGCCTCACCGAGCACCTCGATGTCGCTCTCCCACGCGTCGACCTGTGACGCGAGCGCCTCTTCCACCGGGTCGATCACGACCGGCGTCTCTTCGTCTGCCACTACTTCTCCTTGTAGATGGTGTCGAGTGCGCGCGCGTTGATGACGCACGACCACGTCCTGTTGCGCCGCCCGGGGTCGAGCGGGTCGTTGTCGAGCAGCAGCAGCACCTCGCCCGGGCCGGGCTGCGGATATGAGCCGTCGGGCGCCGGCGCCATGATCACGCCGTCGCTGCCGATGCGCTCGGGCCAGCCGGAGCGGTCGTTCACACGAACGCGCGTGCCAGGAGGGAGGTTGGTCATGGGCGACTCCGACGAGGGACTGGTTGGACGTCGTTCGGGTGGGCGAGAACGATGCGGGCTCGGCCCGATCGTACGTTCAGCGCGATCTCGAGGGCGTGGATGGTGCGCGACGGCGGCACCAACATGCCGTCGACGAGGTAGCCCTCCTGGCGGTAGGTCGAGCCCACGACGATGCCGCGCACGGGCTTGTCGGTGAGCAGTCGTCGCAGCCTCACCGACGGCGCGCCGGCGAGGCGGAGGTCGGGCTGCAGCGGGTAGCCGCGCGGGCCTTCCTCCCACGCGGTGGGCACCGCCGCGCCCGGCCAGTCGCCGGGATCGAAGCGCGCACCGGCCTGGTTCGCGGCGTAGCCGCGGCTGCGCAGGAGCTCACGGAAGCCGGTCTCGTCGTTGACAAGGCGCGCCATGGTGCCTGCGACGTCGACCAGCGTGCCGAAGCCGAGCCGCTCGGGGAAGCGCATCACCGGCATCAGGCAGCCTCGGCGCGCGCCTTGTCGGTCGCCCGGTAGACCATGCGCTTCCCGCGCACCTCGTCGCTGTCGGCGAGCCAGCCGCCGTCCACGAGCTCGGTCAGGCGAGGAGCGATCGAGTAGAGCTTCTTGCGAACCGCGAGCTCGAACTGCTCGCGCCCGAGGACCTGGCCGGCTCGCACGAGGTCCTCGTACACCAACGCCTCGGTGGCCTCGATGCTCGTGATGCCGAAGTCCCGGCCGAGCGCCAGGTCGAGCACGCGCCGGCGCAGCGTGCCAGCGTGTGGCGCGATGGCAAGACGTGCCAGCTGCTCGGCGGCACGCGCCGCACGGTGTGCCGGGGGCTCCTGATCCATCTCGACGATGGCGGCGCCAGCGTCGAAGAGCGTGTCGTCCTGCTCTCGGGGGCGGGCCTCAAGCGTGCCGCTGCCGTTGCAGAGCGGGCAGGTGCGGCTCATCGGACGGTGGACGGGGACGGTGGACGGATGCTCATGCTCTAGGGGACCTCCCGGTCAACGAGGGACAGAACGGTGCCGAGGAACTCCGACGCGTGCTTGGTGATGTCCTCGAGCCACGCGTCACGGGCCGCCTGGTCGGCGCCGAATGGTACGGGATAGATGTCGAGCGCGGCGCGCACCGCCGCGCGCGAGCGGGAATGGCTGTTGTCCATCCGGTCAGCGTGGCCGTCGGCGCGCGCCGAAGCCTGCGCGCGGTCCGCAGCGATCAGCAGCAGCCGTGCCAGCGAGCGGATCTGGCCCTGGGTGGGCGGCGCCTCGGCATCACCGGCCCGCCACCGGCTCACCAGCAGGTCCTGCGCGAGCAGCGACATGCCCTCGGCCGCCTGCACGGCGTAGGAGCCCAGGTTCAGGCTCCCATCGCTGTTCATCGGCTCCCATGGCTTGCCCTCGACGATGCGAGGGCCGCGCTTTCCGGAACGATCCCCCGGGGCGCTCGAAGCCGCCGGAGCTGGAGCTGCCGCAGCGCCCTGACCAGGACTTTCTTCACCCGTGGAGCTGGCGCCGGGCCCAGTGGCGGCCTCCTCGTTTCCTGGTCCATTTCCGGAAACGGGCAGCGTGGGCTGCTCGACGGGACCCTGTTCCGGAACGCTTCCGGAAATCGGCTGGCCCTTGCCGTTGACGGCCTGGATGACTCGGACGTCGCGGACCTTGTCGCCACGCCCCAGCGACTCGAAGGGGATCGACACGTCGACGCTGTCCTTGCGGTGCGTGTCGATCTGGTAGTAGATGCGCTGGCCCTGCTCCTGGGCCGACACGGCGGCGAGGTAGGTGTCGCGGTCGCCCGTCGAGTCCACCCAACCCTGGACCGGGTCCTTGAGCTGCTCGGCCTTGATCACCACCTGGGCGTTGCGCTTGCCCGCGGGCAGCTTCACGTCCTCGATCTGGCCATAGCCCGTCTCGCGCCGAAGCTCGCCGAGGGCGGGGTCCTCGATCATCGCGACGGCCATCTCACCTCCGAGTCGAACAGTCGTTCACGGCGACTGTACTGAGGCGGTGTGACAGCGTCAGCCGAACTGCGACTCCACGAGGCCGAGCTCGCGCGCCTTCGCCGGGTGCGTGGTCAGCCAGTTGTGGCAGCGCCGGCCGACCGGTCTGATGTTGGCGACGTCGACGATCGAGCCACCTCGGGCCCGGCTCAGGATCTCGTCGCCGTCGGTGGCCTTGCCGTTGCAGCCGGTGTCGATGCCCGCGGCCTTGAGCGGCGCGCAGAGCACGCAGTCGGGGAACCGCCCGAAGGCGGCCTCGAGCTCACGGCGACGCTCGTAGTTCTCCTCACGCCGCTTGTCCGATACGGGCTTGATCCTGGACCGCCCCAGACCGCCGGATCGACGAAGGGGAGTACGCCGTTCCGGCGGCCGGGACGAGTTCACCGTCGCCAGTAGCGAGGCCCCGCCAGGGCGGCGCCGAGTGCAGAGGCGGCGATGAGGATGAGACCGAAGAGCACGGCGCCCTTGATCACGGCGCCGAGGCCGAAGAGCAGGACGGCGAGCAGGATGAGAACGATCAGCCACATGGCGGTCCCCTACCCCTTCTTCGTCGCGGGGGCCTTCTTGGCCACCTTCTTGGCCGGCGCCTTCTTGGGCGGCGGCGGTTCCTCGTCGGCCGCTTCGACGGCGTCGGCGACAGCGGCCATCACCTTCGGCTCCACCTGCAGGTCCTCGAGCCCCTTCTCCGACGTCGTGAGGTCAGGCGGCGATCCGAAGCCGAACTTCTCGGTCTTGGCGGCGATCGTGCCGGCGATGCCGGTGGGCTTCCAGACGCCGTAGTAGGTGGCGAAGCTGAACCCGGCGGTGTAGATGAAGTCCCGGATCACGTGGGCGACATCGGCGTTGGCGTGATCGAGGATCGTGGTCACCGCGGTGACGAGCGCGGAGAGCACGACGTTCAGCGTCGACTTGAGGCCGCTCGACGCCGAGGACTTGCTGATGAGCCCGACGATGATGGGGATGCCGACGGCCAGGAGCAGGCGGACTGTCTCCGCCCACTCGTGGCTCAGCACGACTGCTGTGGTCATGGTGCCTCCGTGGTTGTGGTGGTCGGGGTGGCTGAGCACCCGTCCAGGTAGCCCGCCGGCGGCGGTCCGAACGGCTTGACGAGCTCGGCTGCAGCCATGCGGACGTTGCAGTCGAGGGTGTGCTGGAACGTCTTGAGGACGGTCGCTTGGCGGTCCTGGGCGGCCGGGCCGGTCTGCTCCTGGATGATGGCGAGCACCTTGTGGTTCGACTCGGAGGAGTCCTGTGCTGCCTGCGCGGCGATCTTGGCGTCGTTCGAGGCGCTCCCTGACGTGGACGCCACCGACAGCAACGCGCCGAGGCCGACGAGGATGACGACGGCGGCGAACGCCAGTGCCGAGCCGAAGATGATCGCCATGCGGCGCCAGAACTCCAGCTGGCTCTGCAACGCCCGTACGGCGTCGCCAACGGTCGGTGGCTCCTCCGGGGGGAGTGCGGTTGCTTCGGTCACTGCTTTCCTCTCAGACGCTCGAGCTGGGCGACAAGGCCAGCGATCTCGGCTCGAAGGTTGTCCAGTTCGGTCTCGCGCTCGGCGAGGTCACGCCGCAGCTGCTCGGCATCAGCGCGTGCATGGTCGAGCAACACCTGCGTCTCGGCGGCGTGATCCCGTGCCTTGGCGACCTCTTCCTGCAGCTGGTCGACGAGGCCCGACAGACCCTCGACGACGGTCTTGGTGTCCGCCACTCTCGATGCACTCTCCGTCGTCCGTCGGCTGCTGAAAAAGGTGAGGAGCGCCGCGATGACGCCGCCGAGCATCCCGATGATCGCGATGACGATCGCGATCGCGACGGGAGTAGTTGACGGCGACTGACCAGTTGCGGCGAGGACCTCGATCACTCGATGTCGATCTCTGTCTGGGTGACCGGGTTGATGGGGGGTTCGACGCCCTGCGGGATGTGCATGAGGGCGGCGTAGAAGAACGCCAGGACGGCGATCGACGAGATGCGTTCGCCGTCGAGCCACAACGCGCAGAGCATCAGCCAGCCGCGTGTGAACCACACGAGCACGCCGATCGCGAACCCGGCGCGGCCCCACTGGAACCGGCCGGGCCGAAGGCCGAACATGAGGAGCGCGGCGATCAGAGCACCGGAGCCGCCCCACGCCCAGCGCGGGACCATGTTCACGAGCCGGAGATAGCCGAGGTCGAAGGAACGGGCGGGAATGACCGCGTAGCAGATCGCAAGTCCAGCGTTCAGGAGGATGGTGAAGGAGTACGACAGGAAGAACGCCGGGTGGTTGCGCGCCAGCGGCGGGAACCAGTTGGGCACCGGGAGCTTCACGTCTCTAAATCGGCAGGATCGGAACCGAGTTTCACGCCTGGACGAACGGTGACACCACGCTGGGTGACTAGTGCGGCTTGATCTTGACGACCGTTCCGGTGACGCCGGTGACGGCAAGCCGGCCGCGGAGCACCTGGCGCTTCGTCCACGTGTTCCCGCAGAGGTCGCAGAGGTGCCGGAAGTGCGCTCGGATCGCCTCGCTGTCGAGCTCGTCGCGGTAGTAGGCGGCGAGGAGGACGTCGGCGTCGGCGGTCATCATCGCGCCGCTGTAGTCAGCGTGCGGCGTCCTCGACGTGGACTGCGAACGGACTTCGAGCCCGTTGATGAACACATGGAACTTGCCGGCGTAGAAGCTCGCGACGAGGTGGTACCAGCACCCCAGCTCGAACGGGAACTCCTCCGAGAAGATGATCGTGCTCCCGTCGTCCATCGTGATCCACGTGTAGTAGCCGGTGAAGTAGGAGCTGATCGAGGCCGAGAGGGTTCCGCCGGCGGACAGCCAAACGCCTCGGTCGATGTCGTTTGCGCCGAGCGACCGGGGGAACCGGAACACGAGCTCCATCGCGACGGACGTGCCGTCGCCGTGGGCGTCGGCGTTGGCGATGTATTGGAGCGAGGGATAGACCCGATCCGCGGTGTCGAGGCTCGAGTCGTCGCCGCGCCACAGTCCCGCGAGGTAGCCGAGGTTCTCGTCGCAGCCCGCGTCGCACACGGGCGCCGGGTGCTGGTTGAGGATCGGGTAGTCGTCCCAGTCGTGGTGGGTGGCGACGACGATGATCCCTTCGATGCCGGAGTCGGTGTCGAACACCGGGTCGTGCACGTTGGCGACACTCAGGACCGTCGACTGGCCGGGCAGGTTCCCCTTGAACGACGCGGCGTTCGCTCCCGAGGTGATCGCGCCGCCGACGCCTTCGCCGGTACCGGCGTTGGTGATGTGCCCGAACGGGATGGTGTCACCCTTGGCGTGGCGTCGGAGGAACCGCATGTACGTGACCGAGCCGGGCTCGTCGAAGCTCGGCGTCGAGTATCCGACCTGTGCGTCGCCAACGACAAGCGCATGGTCGTTCGACTCGAAGGGCAGACCGGCTTGCTCCTGGGAGAAGGCGACGGCCCACTTCTGCGTCGCGTACCGGTCGGGCCATGTCACGTCCACGGTGTCCGGGTCGCCGGCCTGGATAACGCGCCGAAGCGCGAGCCACCGCGTGTCCTCGAACACGACGTCGCCGATGAGCGTCCACCCAGCGGGCGTTGACGGTGAGCGCGGCGGGAGTAGGTACGTCGGGTGGTACCGGTACCCGGAGTCAGCTTCGGCCTCGAGCAGCATCCACGCTTCCCGGCCGGCGTAAGTGGCGGCGGGGTTCGGGACCGTGATCGTGATCGGCGCCGGCGTGAACGTATCCGTCGTCTCGAACTTCACGATCACCGCGACGCGGTAGCCGTGATATCCCGGCGCCTCGGCTGGCATCGTGTAGTCGGAATAGGTGCCGACCACGCGCGGGGTGAAGCCGCCGAACACGAGGTAGCCGCCGGCGCCGTAGCTGACGAACCCGGAGGCGAAGTAGGGCGGGCCGTTGACGCTGCCGACGGTGGGCTCCGCGAACCCGATGCAGAACATGAAGTCGGTGCACGATCCGGCGGTGAACCCCGGCCAGTGCCAGTGGTCGTCGTCGCCTTGCACGATCATGTCGACGTCGGCGAGCGTGACGTCCTGGAACACGCCGGTCAGGGACACGCCGACGCCGAACGGGTCGCCGGGACCGGTCATCGTGAACGGATAGGTGTCGGGGTCGCTCGCTTCGTGGACCTTGGTCGCGAAGTAGGCGCGCACACCACCACTCACGACGTTGTCGACGTGCGCTGTCCAGCCGGCGGGCGTCGCGATCGAGTAGTCGGCGGGCATGGTCGCCATGTACGACATGGTGTCGCCGACGTCGAGGTTGCCCGGGTCGCCCGGCGTGTAATAGAACTTGTAGAACGCGACCGGGTACACCTGTCCGGCCATGCCGTAGTTCGCTGGTCCGAACTTGTTGTTGCTGCTTCCGCCGAGGCTGTTCTGCCAAGCCGCCGGCGTGTTCATGAACACCGGCCGGTAGTCGACCTGCCATTGCCCGTCGAACCCGTGGCCGCTGATGTCCTCGACGACGGGGGGCTCGGTGTCTTGGAACAGATAGGCGACGACCGGCGCTGAGCCGATGATCTGCTGGCGGAAGCAGTCGGCGTTCTCGACGATCGTCGGCGCCAACGTGATCGGGATCGACGCCCAGTCCGACCAGCCGTAGGTGTTCCACGGTTGGTGGCGTACCTGTAGCGTCGCTGGGCCGGTGAGCGCGGAGTACGGGGTCGCCAGCTCGTGCGCGAGTGACACGCCGCCGCGCGCTTCGGTGTGCCAGACGATCGTGTCGTCCGCGTCGAGTACGACGCGGATGTCGGCGTCCTTGAGCCCGCCGCCGGTCGACGGGTAGTTCCAGCTCACCATGAGGATGTCGGTCACCGCGGAGTTGATGGTGATGCCCGACGCCGGCATCGTGATGTCCGGCGGATCCCACGGCGGCACCGGGGCGTGCTGATACCAGTCGGGGTGGCTCGCCACGTCAACGCTGAACGCGGGTGTCGAGACGTTGTACGCGGTGTAGGTGCCGTCGTAGATGATCGGCGACGGGTACGTGCCGTCATACGCGGTCTTGGCCTTGTGCCCAACACCCCAGTAGTCAGCCCAGGCCGGCGGGGCGTCGCTGTCGAAGGTGAACCCGCCGGTGACCGTCGACGTCGGCAGCGCCGTGTTGCACCCGATGTAGAACCAGTAGAACAGCGTCGAGTCGAGCGGGTCGGCGACCGCGAAGTCGTACTCGAAGAACGTGCCGTCGGTGCCCGTCGGCCACGTGAACGGGTCGACGGTGCACGTCCACCGCCCGTGGTACGCGTTGAAGTCGAGCGCCGGCGTGATGGTGGTGCCGTCGTACAGCCGAACCCTGTTTGTCATGACCACGACCAGTCGAGCTCGACGATGAGCCCCTCGAGTCCCATGCCGGGAGCGAGGGTGAAGTCGACATCCTGCCCGGACGCCCAGGTGATCGTGCCGAACGGCGTCTCCCATTCGGTCTCACCGGCAGGAAGCATCGCCGTGCCGACGGTGGTGCCGTCGCGCGTCACGGTGATCGTCGTGTCCGTGGTACCGGCAATGTCGGCAGTGAGGACCGCCTTGACGAGATGCCCAGTGATGTCGATCGGCGTCGCGTCGGGACCGTTCTCGTAGACGCGGCCGGTGACCTCCCACGCGACGCGCACGAGGTCGCCGCCGGTCGACACGCGATGGTTGGGTCGCATCCGGCCGACGTTGACGTTCGCGGTCTTGACCTGCCGGCCGCGGTGCAACGTCGCGGTCACACCCTGCGCCGCGAGGACGTGCACGACCCGCGATGGGACGAGCGCGACGGCGGCTCCGCGCGCTGGGGTGAGGAACGTGACGACGGGGTCCTCCATCCAGGTGATGCCGTCAGTCCACATGCGGGCGATGCCGTGGTCGTAGCCGCTGAGGCTGCCGCGCGCGAGGTACACGAACGACCGCTCCGACTCCGCGTGCACGGTGCCGGGGACCATGGCGCTGGCGGCGAAGCGGAGGATGTCGGCGGGTGTCGTGTCGACGCCGGGTTCGGTGATGTGGAAGGTGTCTTGCCGTCCGGTGAGAAGCCTGATGCCGTCGGGGAGGAGCGGCATCGCCGGGTCGTCCGGCGCAGGCGCGTCACCTGTGGGCTGCTTGAGCACGGCGAGGCCGGCGATGTTGTCGTTGTCGAGGTGGTCGTGGTTGTAGGCGCTGTCGATGACGATGACGTCGGTGCCGGTAGCGAGGTGGATGCCGTACACGTTCATGGTGCCGACCGTGTAGTAGAGCCAGCCGTCGGTGGGCGCCAACTGCACCGGCATCCCGTGCGGCGACGGGAAGTCGCGGAGCAGCGCGCCGAGATGGCTGTACTGGCGGATCCGGTACTCGTAGGTCGGCGCGCCGAGCCACGCCGCGGCCCAGATGGTGCCGTCGTCCACACCCGCGGTGAGCGCGTGGTGATCGGCGCGTGGGCCGAAAGCGTCGCCGCCGAGCACGTGCATCTGCGTCGGCCCGCCCGGGGCGGATGGTCCTGCGGCGATGAGCGCGTCGCCGAGCTTGACGAGGCCGTTGTCGCCGAAGTCGACGAGCTTGTCGGCGCCCACCCAGAAGTCGGGGGAGCTCACAACGAGCTGGTCATCGGTCGAGGTGAACGGTGTGCCGTCGCCGTGGCGCATCTCGACGGTGAACCCGGCCGTGACCGTGCCAGTAGGGGCGGCGGCCTTCACCTTGATCGGTCGGAACCCGGCGTCGAAGAACGGAAGGACAAGCCACGGCCCGTGCACGGTGGTGATGTCCTCGTTGAAACTGTTGGCGAACGTGATCGATGCGCGCGCCTCACGCACCGGCTGGTCGGTGCCGTCGAACGCCCACGACAGCAGGAACATGCAGTGCGCAACGAACGTGGTGACGTCGCCAGCGTCAACGAAGTAGGTGTCGGCGGGTCTTTCCACGCCGATGACCGCCGGCGCGCCGGTGCCGACCCACCGGACGCGAATGTCAAGATCCTGGTCCGGGATGTACGGCGGCACGCCGAGGAAGTCGACGGTGCGGTAGCCCTCGTGAAACAGGACCGGGAGCGTGGACCCGTCGAGGGCGCGCCAGGCGTCATGGTCGGAACGGTGCGCGTCGCCCATGAACAACGCGGGGCCGCTGTCTGCTTCGCCGGTGAACTCGTAGATCGGCGTGTAGGCGGCCATCGCGAAGCCGGAAGGGTCGGGGATGGTCGGGTCGACTTCGATGATGGTGGCGTGCTGCGCGTCGCGCGGCCCCGCTGGTTCCGGCGGGATCTGGATGCAGGTGACGACGTCCGTCCCGAAGTTGGTGTTGAGGACGAGGTCGCCGACGAGGGTCGGCCGGACCATGTAGACGGGGTTGAGCGAATACTCGCTGTTGTTGTCGCCGTAGGGGGAGCCGCCGATCAGGATCGCGTTCTCGATGTCGATGGAGACGTCGGGGTCCTCGACGGATTGCAGCGGGTAGCGGACTCCGCTCTGCGAGAACCGAGACACGGGCGCGAGAAGTGTGTTCGGGATGGACGACCGGGGGTCGACGAGCGCCCAGCCCAGTCCTCCGCCCAAGTCCATCGGCCATCCGATGATGATGAACGGGTGGATTGGTACAGGCTCGAAGCTGATGGAGACGGCGCCGCCCGCGATGGTGAACACGGCGAGGTCGATCGAGTCGTCGAAGTGGCGGACGGGCGCGTCGACACGGCCGGGTGTCGCTGACCGGAACGAGTTGAACAGGCCGTAGTACCCGATTCCCCAGTTCTCGGGGTCGATGTTCTCGATGGGGTCGAGCTCGGTGAGCGGCCCGAACGTCGCGGTCGAACCGGAGATGGTGAGCACCCCGGCGCGGCGGCGCTCGGTGTAGAACGGGAAGTCAGGCCCCGTGTACTCGTAGTAGCGGAACAGCACGAGCGCCGTCGTGTCGGTGAGCCGGGTCGCCCACGTGAACGTGAACACCGACGTGGACTGCGTGCTCGGGGTGGGGCTGCCGAGAGCTTCGTCGAGACTGATGGACGTGATCGTGGGGGTGACGCCGTCGAAGTCGACAATGCCGATGATGCCCGAGGAGATGTACGGCCCGATCCCCGTCTGGCTGGCGTCACAGAAGAACAAGCCGCGCGTCGCTGAGAGGCGCACCGTCCAAATGGCGTTCGAGTTGTAGAGGCCGACCGGTCCCGGCGCGACGTCGAACGCTTGGGTGGCGGCATCAAGCCCGTAGATCCAGAACTCGGGTTCGCCTTCGATGCGGTTCGTGATCATCGCGGCGATGCCATCGTTGCCGAGGAAGTCGGAGTGATAGATACCGCCACCGTCATCGGTGACAGGACGCAGCAGCGTCGGCGGACCGACCGTCACGGCGTCAGCGGTGAAGTGCACGTGGCGGACGCCGGCTCCGATGTGCTCGTTCGTGATGATCATCGCGTCGTTTGGTCCATAGGGGGCGGGCCGCATGGTGACGTCGTACGCGTTCGGGTTTCCCGGATACGTCGGGTAGCTCGACGTGCCTCTGCCTTGCGCCCAGCGCGGCTTGGTGTACCACGGGTGCCGCTTTCGTCGTTCGGGCACGGCGAGGCTGTACTTGCCGTCGTTGTGCGGTGCCGACAGCGGGATGGCGTGGCGCCAGTCGACGGTGAACGCGTGCTCGTCGGTGGTCTGCGAGACGACGACGAGCAAGTAGTCGTAGGTCCCGTCGCTCGGGATGAACGTGTTGTCGAGCTCAACGGTCGCGCCGGCGAGCTGGTTGCCGCCGCTGCTGCTCCCGAAGAAGTTGCCGGGAGTGACGCGGTAGAGGGCCGCGAACCAGCTCGCACCAAACGCGCCGCCGTGCACGGTGACGTGAACGAACGCTCCTTCTGGCAGCCGCGGGAACTTGATCCAGATGCTCGACCCGTAGCCGAAGGTCGCGTACGGGTCGTAGCCCCTCGACGTCGCGCCGACCGTCGTGGCGTCGAGCGTTCCGCTGACGTCGGACGACCCGCCGGGGTCGGGGATGAGGAGCGGCCGGTAGGCGGAGTCGCCGGGGGTCTCGGACGGCACCGGTGAACTCGGCCAGCCGGGTTGCGGGTCGGTGGCGAGCTTGTACGCGCCGGCTGTCTCGCCAGGCCCGGTGGCGTAGCCGCCGAACACGAAGATCGTCGTGCCGATCGCCGTTGCTGCTGCTGCCCAGATGCCGGACGGGTAGTCGGTGTCGTGCTGCGGTGCGTGCGACGCGATGCCCCACACCTGCACGGTCGGCACGTAGTCAGCATCGGGGATGTAGGTGCCGGACACCAGATACGCGTCGGTGCCGACCTGGGTAAACGCGGGCCCGTCGATCGGGAGGGAGACGTCGCCGACGTGCGCCCATGTGCTCGTGGCGAGCGTGTACTCGTAGACGACGATCATGTCGTCGCGCGGGTCGTCGGGGCCGGTGAGGTTCCCGTAGCCGCCGATGGTCTGCACCGTGCCGCTGGTGGCGCCGGGGACCATGGCGTGATAGCCGATGACGCCAGGCCAGTCGGTGCCAACCGACCACGTGTCGGTGGCGATGTCGTAGACCTGGGTGTGGCCGTGCAGGGTCGTGTCGTCGTAGCCGCCGGTGACGACGATCTTGCCGCCTGCCCCGCCGGCGATCGCGATCGCCGCGCCGTCCTCGGACTTGTACGGCAGCGCAGCACACTCGAACCAGGTGTCGGTGGCGATGTCGTACCCGAGCACGCGGGTGCTGTTGTCGTCGACGTCGTCGCCGCCGATCAGGTAGAACACCCCGTCCCAGTACGCGAAGCTTCCGTAGCTGCACGGGTGCGGGCACTCCGCCTTCTGGGTGTAGGTGTCCGCGACCGGGTCGTACTCAAGGATCCACGGGTAGCCGGCGCCGTAGGTGGGCGTCCGCCCGAGGGTGAGGTACACCTTGCCGGCGTGCGCGCACACCGACCACGTGTCGCCGACTTCGGGAAGGTCGGCGATGGGAGCCCAGGCGGCCACTACGACGTCGGGAACGGCGCCTGCAGCGCCTTGCCTTCGACGCCGAGGTGGATGAGGGCGTCCTGGTCGTCGGAGCCGTACATGACAAGCCCGACCGTCGCGCCGATGTACGCGTCGGCCCCGTCGAACTGCCACTCGAGAACGCAGGCGTGGCCGTGTGGCATGTTGCCTTCCTCGACGACGGAGCCGGCTTTGAGGCTCGTGCCGTCGCTGACGTTCGGCAACTCGGAGAACTTCACGGGGAAGTTGATATCAACGGCAGCTTCGCCAGCGCCATGCACGGCGAAGGACGTGCAGTACCGGAACACGCCACCCGCGAGTGCCTCAACACGGTCGATCTGCTCACGACGAACCTCAAACGGGCGGATCGCCGGGCCTGGCTGTGGCATCGGTATCCTCCTCCGGCTCGATGATCGTGGGGATGCTGCGCATCATGTGCGGCCGCATGACGACGACCTCGCTGTCGCTCTTGTCGAGCTGGGTCAGCAGCAGCCTGCGTGAACGGCCAGTGATCGGCGTGAGCGGCAGGCGTCGCGGGTCGACCGGCTCGTCGTCACTCTGTGAGAACGAAGTCATCAGCCTCTCCCAACCAGATCGTTGTCACCGACATCATCCAGGACGCTTCACCACTCGAATCGAGCACCATCTCGTCGTGGATGCCGCGCACATAGTGGATGGCCGTCTCCGCTGTCTGCCGCTCGTAGATGCGAACCTGGTCGTTCAGCTGGATCATCGGTGTCGCCCAGCAGGTCGCGCTACCCGGACGGTACGCGAACTCAAGGTGCCGCTTGATGAGATCGATCATCCGCCACTGCTCGTAGATGTTCGTGAGGTTGCCGTTGACGATCATCATGGGCCGCTTCATGCCGCGCAGCAGCGGTGACGTCAGCGGTGCCTCAGTGGACACGATGGCGTCAAGACCGGCGGTGGGATCGACGCTCGCGACGATGATCGACGAGCGCGTGCTCTTGTCGTTGTAGGGCACGCTGTAGTCGACGAGCTGGATCCGCTCGTCGATCTCGGGGACGTCCTCGACACGTGAGTTGTCCTCGATCAGATTGCCGAGCGCATACCAGTTCGGCTGCTGGAACCGCGCCTCGCCTTCGTCGCCGCACCACAGGTTGTAGCCGACGACTTCCTTGATCTTCTTGAGAGCGTCGATCACCGGGACCTTGTCGAACATCTCCTTCGGCAGCTTGTCGTCAGAGAACGCCCCGGTGGCCTCGAGCGTGCCGTACACGCTGTCGCCGCCGTCGCCGTAGGCGAGGAACCCCGCCCACCGAAGCAGATCCTTCACGATGTCTCGGTAGTCGAGATAGTTCCCCGGGTGCTGCACGAAGTACGTGAACCCAGCTGGCAGCGACCCGTAGAAGGGGCCGTCGCCGTAGGTGAACACGCCGCCGTCGCCGCCGGCGAGCACGACGCCGTGACCGGTGGGGGTGGCGGCGATGCCGACCATCGGGTCGTTGAGATGGCCAGCGTAATCGGCACCGTTGAGCCTGAGCGTCGGCGCGGATCCGTAGGCACGGAGCACGCCGTTCCAACTGACAATCCAGTAGCCCTTCCCGTCGGGTGTCGCGCACATCGCGACGGAGATGTCGAGGCTCGCCGCGGCACGGCCGTAGAACAGCGCGTCGCCGTAGGTGTAGATGGCGCCGTCGATCGCGAGCAACCAGTAGCCGTTGCCAGACTTGGTAGGGCAGATGTCGATGATGTCGAACGCCGTCGCCGGATGGTCGCCGTGGTGCACGGCAGCGCCGAACGCCTCGACGGTGCCGTCCTTGCGGACCGTCCAGTACCCATCACCGGACGGGTGCGCACGGATCCGCCGGTAGTTGGGCGTTCCGCCGCCGGCGCCCGCACCGAAGAAGTCGACATCGCCTTCGGTGAACACGCCGCCGTCCTCGGACAGCAGCCAGTAGCCGTGGTTGCGCGGGTCAGCGGCGATCGACACCATCGAGTCGGTGTCGGTGACACCGCCGCGTGACCCGTAGAACTTGGTGCCGAACGTGAACACACCGCCGTCGGTGCCGACGAGCCAGTAGCCCTTGCCGTCAGCGGACATCGAGACGTCGGTGATGTACTTCGGGCCTTCGCCGCCAGGCCCCGAGGCGACGGGGTCGGTGAAGTCGTAGACGGGGACTGCGGGGTTGACGATCTCCTCGTACCAGTACCGCCGGTAGTCAAGCGGGTACGCGACCTCGGTGTGTCCCACGGGCCGGAAGTACGGGATGATGCCGGCGAAGTAGCCGTAGATCGGCTGCTCGATCAGCAGCTTGAACATGTCCCGGCACTTGATGGTCTGCAGCGCGTTGGTGCTGGGCGTGACCTCGTCGATGAGCCACAGCCCGGTGAGCACCACGTACCCGGCCTCGATGGCATCCGCGAGCGGGATCTGCGCGTTGCCGTCCCAGCCGCCGTACCCCTGGTAGGTCCGCAACAGGGCGTTGGGGATGAGCACGTTCGACCACGAGTGGATGACCTGGCCCCATCGGGCGGCGGCGGCCGGAGAGCCGTAGTCCCACGAGTAGTAGCCCGGTTGACCGATCCCGCCGGGGTTGCCGACGTTCGAGCCCATCCTCGTGTTGACCATCACGATCTCGCACGTGTTGGAGTCGGCGTCGAGCGACCGGTCCTTCACGATGGCGCGCACGTTCGGGACGACGATCTCCGTCTGGTCGTTGTCGAGGTTCTGGAACCAGCGGAACGGCAACTTGCTCGTGATCGGGGTGGTGACCGAGCTCGTCTCGTGCAACGACCAGTCGGGCTGCACGGTCACGTAGCCGTTCGGGCGACCGGCGTCACCGACGAACGGGCCGCCGGCCTCCCACCGCTCTCGCATCGGCGTCGGGATCGTGCGCATCAGGCTGCAGCGAGGACGATTGCCTCACACGTGTAGGTGTGCTTCCAGGGATACAGCGCCGAGCGCACGCGCCTTGGCTCGAAGCTCGTGAGGATCACGGTGAACGACCGCGAGAGGTCGTCGGTGAGGGTGATCGGCTCGTGCTTGTCCGACCACTCGTCGAGCGCGTCGTAGTGCGCCTGGGTGAGCACGACGCCCGAGAACGACAGCGTGCGCGGATCGGATCGCTTCTCGTACACGAGCACGCCGCCGTCGGGTGCCGCCGTCACGCTGAATCCGACACCGCGCTTGCGTGCTGGTGAGCCGCCCTCGTTGGGGTTGATCTCGAACGTGTACGTCGTGCTGCCGTCCGAGAAGGTCCATCGAACAACCATCAGTAGACCCCCGCGTAGGTGCCGAGCCGCGGCCGCTCGTCGAGCGCGTCGAGGACGCCGCGCTTGACCTCTTCGGCGTTGCCGCCCTGAATGATGATCTGCTGGGTGCGGTTGTCGTTGTAGGTCGACGTCGACATCGAACCCGCCGCCGGCGCGCCACCGAGCGCGGCGATGCCCGACGCTCCAAAGCGGCCCTCGGCGGTGAGACGGCGGGTCTCGTAGAGCAGCGACGGGAGGTGGATCGTCGTCGGCAGGTTGAAGCTCAGGTCCTTGCCCATGTCGTCGCGCAGCTGCTTGATGCGGCGCTCGATATCCCGACGCGCTTCCTTGTTGGTCTCCGGGATGGTGTTCAGTTCCGCGGTGAGACCGTTGATGAGCTCGTTCGCCGTGATCTTGTCGAAGTCGAAGAGGTACTCAAGATCACCGATCCGGTCGTTACGCGCACGCGTCTTCTCGGCAGCCTCGGCCTTCACCTTGGCGGCCGTGGCGCGGTCAACATCGCCCTGGTCGGCCTCGCCCTTGGACTGCTTCTCCTTGATGATGCGCAGGTCCTCATTGGCCTGCTCCACGGTCAGCTGGCCGACCTTGGCAGCGTCACCGACGGACTCGGCGACGGCAATGGCGAGTTCGCGCCGCGCACGCGCGGCGTCGACCATGTAGTCCTCCATCTGGCGGTCGGCTCTGATCTTCGCTGCCATGGCCTCGAGCTGAGCAGCGGTGCCGGCGCCGCGGGCGCGCTCGACCTGGTCCTTGGCGCGGTCCTGGGCGATCACGGCCAACAGCTGATCGTTGCTTCCCGCCTGGGCCTCGGCCAGGTCGTGCCGGGAGTCCTGCACGGCGCGATCGGCGTCGCGGGCCTGGCGCGCCGCCTCGACCTGCTCCTGCTTCGCGGCGTCAAGCTCGTCGGCATTGGCGTAGGAGACCTTGAGGGCAGCGATCGACTGACGGATCCGCGCCTGCTGCTGGGGGTCCTCGGTCTGCGCGAGCTGGAAGTTCAGGTGGGCGATGGCTGCGTTCTCAGCAGCATCGGCATCGGCCTTGTCCGCCTGCTGGATCGCCGCGGCGAAGTCGGCCTCGGCCTGTCTCCGTTGGTCGTCGCTGTGCGGCTGAGCCAGCTTCGTGTAGAGATCGACCTCGGCATCACGGCGCTGCTGCTGGGCCCGCTGATGCGCGGTGGGATCGGACCCGAGCGCGACCTGGCCCTGGGTCTTGGCAAGCTGACCAAGCGCGTTCGTGTGGTCAACCAGCGCCTGGCGCTCCTGCTGGTGCAGCGCGGCCACGGCATCAGCGGTCTCGGGACTCGTGCCGAGCGCCGCGATCTGGGACTTGAGCGCCGCGATGTAGGCATCCCAGGCGATCTCGCCATCGGCGTAGCTCTGCGCCAGCTGCTGCGCCGACTTGAGGATGTTGGCGCCGCCGTCGGCGACGGCCTTGTCGACACCATCCTGGGCGTCGACGGCCTCGTCGACCTTGCCCTTCTGCTTGGTCGACAGGCCGCGGAGAAACGCGACGGCCTCTCGCAGCTTCTTGCCCGAGAGGTGCTCAGGAGCGGTGGCGTGCTTGCCGAGAAGTCCGAGACCCACAGCAGCCTTGAACCGCTTTTCGGTCGCCTCGACGAGTGCCTTGTTGTACTCGTCGCCGACGTCCTCGCTGTCATCGGAGTTGCCGAAGACGTTGCCGAGTCCACCGACGCGGCCGAGGAAACGCGAGGCGGCGCCGAGGATTCCCTTGTGCTTGTCGTCGCGCGAGGGGTGCCGCTGTTCGCCAGCAGCGAGACGGTCATACGCCTCACCAGGCCCGAGCTTCTCGGGGCCACCAGGTCCACCCTGTTCGGCCTTGATGAAGTCGCTGGTGGCCTTGTCGAGCTCTGCGTTGGCCACACGGCCAGTCCGGATCAGCGAGTCGATGGTGCGCTTGGCGGCGGCGTTGGCCGCCTTCTCCTTGCGGTCGCGCTCGCCTTGAGACTTGCTGAGCAGGTAGAGGCCGCCGGCGACAGCGCCCACAGCGAGGACGCCCACCCCGGTGGCGGCCAGCGTGCTGCCGGCGATGGCCTCCGCCGCGCCGCCGGCACCGAGAGCGCCGAGGCCTCGCCCGACAGCACCACCGATGGCCGGCAGTCCGGTCGCTGCGAGCGCGCCCCGACCGGCACCTGCGAGACGCCCTCCGGTGGCGGCTGCAAGCTCCTCACCCTCTGCGGCGCTGCGACCAACGCCACCGATGCCGATGCCGTAGCCGCTGAGGACCGTGCGGATAGCCGCGCCGGCGGCCGCCGCCTTCGTGAGAGCAGCCATCGCGAAGGCGATCGCCAGCAGCCTCGAGGGGATGCCATTGGCGGCGTCGTTCAGGTCGGCGAGGATGCGCACGAGCGTGCCGATGCCGGTGGCGAGACCAACGGCGAGGCCCGCGAGGGCAGAGAAGCCCTGCAGCAGACCCAACCGGCCGAGGGAGCCGGCGATCTGATTGAACTGCTCACGGAGCCGCCCGAGCTCGTAGCTGAGCGTGCGGTGCTGAGCGGCCTGGTAGGCGATGGCCTTGCCGTCGTCCTCGTTGGCGCGCGCTGCCTCCTCCGCCAGCTTGGCGTTGCCCTCGAAGAGCGGGATGAGGTACTGGGCGTTGCGGCTGGCGCCCAGCATGGTGAGGATCGTCGATCGCGTCGAGCGACCGAGGTGGTCCCACGCCCCCGCCAGGGTGAGGAGCACCTGACCGCTCTGGCCGCCGGCGACCTCCTCCTGCAGCTTCGGCAACGACGGACGGAGCGCCGGGTCCTGGTTGGCGAGCAGCAGGATGTCGGCGAACTTGTCGTGGACCTGGGGCAGCACGCGCGACAGACCCTCGGTGATGGCCCCGAGCCCCTTGCCCGATCGCTGGTTGATCACGCCGAGGATGCCGGCGACCTCGTTCAGGTTGAGCCCGACTTCCTCCGCCGTCGACGCGAAATCACCGAAGGACTTGATCGACGCGCCAGCGAGCACACCGAACCGCTGCTCGATGCCGATGGCCTTGTCGGAGATGGCGTCGATCGACACGCCGTAGGAGATGGACGCCGCGGTCAGCGAGTCGACGACCTCGGCGAGGGGCAGACCCGAGATCTGGGCCGCCCGGATCGCCTCGCTGGTCCGCCGGACGGCGAGCTCGGTGTCGCCGAAGGCGCCCTTCATCTGCAGGCCGACTTCGACGACGTCGCTGCCGGCCACACCCGTGTCGCGCGCGATGCTGAGCAGAGAACGACGGAAGCCGGTGAACTGATCCCCTTGGCCGAGCGCCTGGAACTGGGCCCGCAGTCGCTCGGTGACGCGCTGCAGCTCAAGCGCCTGCTTGGTGGCCTCCCGGGCGCTGTTGACGAAGCCGTAGAGCAGCGCCGCCGAGGCGCCATAGGACGCCGTGGTCAGCAGGCGAGAGGCCAGGAACTGGACTGGCCCCTGCTCGTCGGCGGCGTCCACCGTGCGCCCAGGACGGCCGTGGGCGATGTTGAGAGCGGTGCGGAAGAAGCCGGCGGGACCGTTCCGGGCGCGACGCTCGGCGAGCTGGCGCTCCTTGATCTCCCGGTTGAGTGCGGCCTGGTCCTCGTTGGCGACGGCTTGGAGCTGCTTCTGCTCGTCGGTCAGGGTGTTGATGGTGTGGATCTTCTTGACGTTGGCCTGGTGGATCTTGGCGGCGTCGAGACGAGCCTCGTAGTCCGCGGTGGTCTCGGTCCGCAGCTGGCCGTTGGCGTCTCGGCCGACGGACCTCTCCGGCACGCCGAGGGCGGCCGCTCGGCGGTTGCGCGCCTGCTCAGCGCGGACCGACTCTCGCTCGCCGCGGACCTCCGGGCTCTCGAGCGCCTCGGCGACCGCGTTCTCTGCCGTGCGCAGCCGGCGCAGCGCGGAGACGAGCTTGGCGCGCTCCTCGATGTAGTCGAGGTCGGTGAGCGCGATCTCGGCCAGCCGTCGCTGGATGCGCGTGATGGCCGGGCTCAGCGAGGGCTGGTTGCGAGCGGGGTCCGTCTGCAGCGACGGGACGATCGGACTTCCCGAGCGGCCGATCTGGCGCCGCGCTTCGGTCTCGACCTGCTTCTGGGTGGCAAGGGTGACCTCCTTGCCGAGTAGCGTCCGCGTCTCCCGAACAGTGTTCGCGTAGAGCTGGCGGAAGTGCTTGCGGAGCGCATCCTGCTCCTGGCTGCTGAGGAACCCTCCCTGTCCCTCAAGCTGGATCGCCGCCTCGGTGGCGGCCGCTGAGGAGCGAAGCTCCTTCGACGCCCGCTGTGGCGTCGTCGTTCCCGCCGCTGCCTGGGCGCGGATGCGCGCCATGGTCGACTCGAACTCGCCAGCGAAGCCGCGCACGTTCGGCGTGCGAAGCAGCGCCTCGATGACCAGCTGGAAGTTCGAGGGAGGCATGGCTACGCCGCCTCTCGAATCTGACGCGACCGCCACTCGACGAGCAGCAGGCTGCCCTTGCTGCTATTGCAGGACCCGCACGCCGGGACCACGTTGCCGATCGTGTGCCGACCACCGCGACTCAGCGGAACGACGTGATCCTGCGACGTCGCCGGGCGCTCGCAGTACGCGCAGCGACCACCGAACCGATCGACAAGCCGCCGCCAATCCGCATCGCGGATCACCCCGCCGGCGTTCGCGCGGCGCGCCCACCGCTGGCGGTTGTACTGCCGGGTCCGCTCAGGACGGACCTGGCGCTCACGCCGCAGGTACTCGGCGCGCTTCTCGGGATGGCGCCGATCCCAGTCCTTGACCGCGAGGTACTGGCAGGCGCGGCACCGCGCCCCACGGCCCGACTTCGTCCGTCGTTCCGTGACGAAGGAGTCGAGTGGCTTCTCGACCCCGCACTTCGTACAGACCTTCGTGATCATCGACCTCGTACTCCTGCCGCGAGCTCGTTGGTCATCATCGGGGCCTCTTCGTCATTGCGACCCGAGACCGGGTTCGACTTGGCGTCCTGCTCGTTGGAGATGCGCTCGAACCAATCGGTGATCTCGTGGTCCACGTGCCACATCCATCGAGGCGGGATCTCCTTGCTGGGGCGGTTCTCGTGCCAGTTGAGGACCATGTGTGCGTGGTCCACGGCGTTGACGAGATCCCAAGGGATGTCCTCTACGCGGGTACAGCCGCGGGGCCAGAGGACGCTGGTGTCTCCTCCGCTTCGGACGAGTCGGACGAGCCGGAGGAAGCCCCAGTCTCCGGCAAGTCTTTTCCCTCCGTAGCGTCCACCGCGACCTGCATGTAGACGGCCTCGAGGTAGGAGCGGACATGCGGTGGGAGCCGATCGACCTCGACCCGATCGACGAAGTAGTAGCGAGGGTGCGGGTCCTGGTGGAGGTTCTTGGCGTCCTGGGGCGGCTCGCCAGCGTCGATGCGACGACGGGCCTCGTCGATCTCGCTCAGGCAGTGCTCGCAGGCTTCTCGCGTGGCAAGCCAGACCTCCGAGCGGACGAACTCCTCAAGCCACCGCTCCTGCAGCTGGCGCTCGATGAGCACCTCGAGCGCCTTCTCCTGCAGCGCCGACTCGTCGGCTGCGGTCCACATCGTGCGGAGCTCGTCGACCTGGGGGTCGAGCGCCTCCTTGAGCGCCGCCTCGAACCGCTCGAACTCGGCGAGCACGCGGAGCGCCTCGGGATCATCGGGATCCTCCTCGTAGCGCGCCGAGAGGGCGTCGCCCCACTCGTCGTAGAGCCCGGAGAGGTAGTCGTCCTTGGCCCACTCGCTGTCCTCGCCCATCGACAGCTCGGCCCGGACCGACTCGCGGATCTTGTCGACCTCGGGCGAGATGATGGTCTCGATCAGGGTCTCTCGCGGGATCGACTCCACCGTGTCCCGTGCGTCGAGGTACTCCTCGCTGTCGGTGTCACGGTAGGACGCCCGAGCCCGGGCGCGCGCCGCCTTCGCCTTGCGCACGCACGTGTCGTGGTCGACGGGATCGAGCTTCTGCACCCAGACGGTGGTCACGTCACCGAGCCTGCCGGTGACCTCCACCGGCGTGCCCATGACGTACAGATCGCCAAGGCGCCGCTGCTTCGAGCGGTTCCCCATGGACTACCCCTTTCTCCTACGGCTCTCGCCGCACATGGCCCGAAGGCCCCGGTCTTGCTCGAGTGACTACGACGCCGGGCGCTCGCCCGAGTAGGCGAGGAGCGTTCCGCTCTCGCTGGTGAACGGGAAGCTCGTCTCGATCTTCTGCTGGACACGGCCCTGGATGGCTGGCGGCTGGATCACGGCGTCGGGAACGAAGAGGGTCTCCTCGACGTCGCCGGTCGTGATGTTCTCGATCTGCACCTCGACCTCGAGCGGGATCGACGACAGCGTGCCGGCGACGACGCCCGAGTTCGCCGTGTCCGTGACCTCGGCGATGCGGTCGAAGAGGTAGGCCACGTCCCGTGCCCGGACGGCCAGGCTGCCGGTGACCTCGGCGGTGTCGTAGTCGGCGGCGACGATCTGGTCGTTGCCGAGCTCCTCGTCACGGTCGAGGTTGACGCGCCAGTTCGCCTCGACGGTCTGCACGCCCAGCCACTGGGTGAGCGGACCACCCTGCGGGCCGACGTAGACCTTGACGTTGCGGGCTCGGGCCGCGGCCGGCTTGACCGAGCTGGTCGGGTGCCCCGCCTGGGCGAAGGTGGCGGCGGCGGCCGAGCCGTAGACGACCCGCAGCAGCGTGCCCGCCGGCGGCGCCGAAGCCAGCGTGATGTTGGCGTTGGTGTCGGTGTAGTCGACACCGTGCACCAGCCGGCGCGTGGCACCCGAGGCGTAGACCAGGCGGGCGTTGAGGACGTAGCGCGTGTCGCCGTGGCTGTCGACGTACGGCAGCGCCGTGTGCGCCAGCACGTACGGGCCCGTCCCACCCGAGCCCGGCACGGTGTAGACCGCCGCGTACGGCGTGCCCTGGGTGTAGTAGATCGAGTCGCCGCGCAGCGAGAACTGCTTGGAGAAGTTCTGGCGGACACCGGCGCGGTAGGCCGCCGACTCCATGCGGAGCTCGGGGACGATGACGCCCTTGACCGTCGTGAACACGCCGCCCTGGTCCTTGAACGGGGCGACGATGTCGATGGGCTGGCAGTCGGCGAAGTCGATCTCGTCGCCGGCCGAGACCGTCGTGGGGTCGATCCCCATGAGGATGGCCTCGATCTCGACCGTGGGGTCGAGGGACTCGAGGTCGAAGGCCAGATCCGGGGTGTCGCGGATCAGGCCGACGGTCTTGTAGTTGCCGAGCTCGTAGATCCGCTCCTCGGGGATGTTGAGGTTCCCCGCCCCAGCGGACTGGATGCGGTCGATGAGGTAGCCGTTCGCGACGTGGAGGAACTGCCCACTTTTCACTGCCATGACCGATTCCTCCTACACCTGGGCCGGCTGGGCGACGTGCCCGGCGGCAAACTCACGGATCGGCCCGCCGGCGGCGAGCCGGTACAACCCGTGAACGATCTGGTTGACGTAGGCACCGCTGGTGCCGAAGGCGCGCGCAACCGAGTGTGACGGCTGCATGTGATCGGCAAGGCGCTGACCCACGTCGATCGTCTTGCCGACGTACCGAACCCGGCCGTCCCGGGGGTCCGAGAGCGCGTAGATGAACGCCTGATCGGTGCGCGGCGTTGCAGCGTTCACGCTCACAGATCGGCGGCCGAGGGCCGAAGATTCACCGGACGCCGACGGATGCCAGGTTCTTCCGCACGGTCACGTGGAAGGTCTGGGACGCCGGACGGGCGTGCGCGACCTTGGTCTCGAACCACTCCCGGTGGACGCGCTCGTAGGTGGGCCCGATCTCGCGCGCGATGCGCCGCACGCCGGCGTCGAGGAAGTTGCGCGCCTCGATGCCCCTCGAGACGCGTCGACGCTGCATGGGCACCCGGACCTTCTTGCCATCGGCGTTCTTGCCGACGAGAGAAGAGCGCGCACCGGAACGAGGGCCCTCACCCATGGGGAAGAAGCGGGACGTGCCGCGAGCTCCCGGGCCGACCGGATGCCCGGACTCGGGATCGAACCAGTAGCCCTTCGGGACCACGAAGGATGGCGAGGGGCGCATGTTCAGCCCGAGGCTCGCCACCACGAGCTCGCCCCACTTCACCTCGAACCGCTGCTTGCTGCCCGCGCCACGGCCGCCGGCGCCCGCGGACAGACGGGCCCACTGCCGAGCCCGGTGGTTGAGCATGTCGACGTTGATGAAGCGGATGCCGTGGGCATCGGCCTCCCAGAAGTCCGCCGCGCCCAGTGCCGCGCGCAGCTTGCCGTTGGCGAAGCGGACGTTCTGCGGGCGCGACGGCGGGTCGATGACGTCGCGGTAGGGCCCCAGGCGGCGCTTGTTGCGCGCGGTGACCACCTGGTCATAGGAGCGCAGCACCGAGTCCTGGCCCTTGCGGGCGATGGTCTCGTGGGCCTTGGCGAGCTGCGCATCGCCCACGCCCGATGCCATGACACGGGTGATGTCGCGCAGGACCTTGCCGACCTCAGTGCCAGCGGCTTCCACGGCGGCGACGAAGGCGTCCACCAGCGCGAGGTTGTAGGCCTGGCCCATGTCATGCGACGTCGCCACGAGATGGGCGTCGAGCATCCGGGCGTGCCTATACGGTGCGGGCACCCTCCACCTCCTCGAGCTCGACGCCCAGGCTCTGGGCGATCTGCTCGAGCCACATCTGGTTCATGGCGTACCCGTCCACGAGCTGGCCGCTCAGCGAACGCAGCAGCGTGGAGGACAGGCGCGTGAGCTCGCCGATCTCGTCGACGACGACCGCACGAAGCCTCTCCTGGTCCCGCTTTTCCAGGTGGGGATCCGCAATGCGCTCCTTGAGCGACAGGATCCGCTTGACCGCGGCGCGCGACCGGTCTTCGACCAGGCTGGCGAGCTCGTCAGTCACGCTCGTCGACCACATCGAAGGAGCAGGTGAACCAGAACTGCTCGAATGGGCGCTGGGTCTGCCGGGGCGGCCGGTCGGGTTCGACGTTCTCGATCTCGAGCCCGAAGAGCAGCTCGGGCGGGTCCGAGAGCGGGTCATAGACCAGCACCACCGGCGCCGTCCGCCCGATCGACGGGTACTTGCCGCGCAGGATGTCCCGGACGTCACCGATCATCTCGCGGCCGATGTCCTCGTTCTCGGCGTAGAAGTCGACCCAGAACGACCAGCGGTCCTCGGTGGCGTTGGTGCCGAGCTCGCGCTCCTCGTCCCGCTCGCTGTCGGACACCAGCGTGATGGTGTTCAGCGGCACCACGGTGTCGGTCTCGGTGATCGCCTCATCGCGCCAGTTGATCGGCAGGTGCTTGCGCGTCCCGCTGAGCCAGCCGAGGGAGTCGATGCCGTCCTTGACCACGCCGGCCACGGCGTCGCGGATCAGCCGGTCGCGCTTGCCGCCGGTGGTGAAGTCGACGGTCATCAGGGGCGATCCCGGGCGAGGACTTCCACGATATAGGTGTCCATGTCGTAGAGCCCGATGATCTGCACGAGCTTCGAGTAGCGGTAGATGGCACCGCTCATCGTCACCTCGTGGAAGCCGCGCACGAGCTCGAAGTCCTCGTCGAGGATCGTGAGCCGCGCGCGCTGGGGATTGAACTGCCCGACCGTGCTCAGGTCGATCTCGATGCCGCTGACCTCCACGGCGCACGGAACCTGCACGGGCTCGCGGTCGGGGTTGTTCTCGAGGGGCGTGGCCTCCCAGTCCCACGGCGCGCCCGACATCGACGCCTCGACGAAGGAGTCGTCGGTCGGGAAGTAGAACGTCGGGCGCTGGTCCTCGTCGTTCGGCAGGCCCAGCTGCATCGCCGCCTGCAGCTGGGCGCGCGTCTCCGCGGCGTTGAAGTTGCCGGTCGGGTCGGGCTCGGCCACGTCAGGTCACGAACCCGTAGACGTCGTAGCTCGCAGCCAGCCGGTTGGCGGCGAGCACCATGCTGTCGAAGAACGTGGCGGCGCGCGGCGCGTTGCCGGCGAGCACGATGTGGCGGGTCTCGGCCATCTCCGCGGTGATGTCCTTGAGCATCTGGACGAGCACCGCGGCGGACCGCTGGGTCTCGGTCTCGACCGGCCCCGCCTTGGCCCGCGAGGTCGTCGGCAGCGACAGGATCTTGTTGCGGATGGCGGTGAGCGCGGCGAACTGCACGATCAGCTCCTGCTGCTCGCGACCGAGGTCCTCGGCGGTGGAGTCGATCGGCACGACCTCGGAGCCGTCCTCGTTGATGGCGTAGCCCGAGAAGAAGTCGTTGAGCCGCGCCTTCCAGAACGCGTCAGCGAGACGGCCCCGCCACTCGGCCTGGCCGGTCCCCGGATAGAAGTCCTGTCCGGGTGGGTTCACCGTCCGCCGCAGCGTCGGCACCAGGTTGGCGAGTGCTACTCCCACGGGATCCTCCTCGTCCCGCCAGCCGGGACGACCGGCAGGCTCAGTCGGCCGTGACCGTCCTCGGCCCGGTCATGGTGTCGCCGTAGATGTCGGCCGAGTCCACCTCGTTCGCCGCCGCGATGAGCGTGCGCTCGCCGGCGACGCCGGGGTTGACGTCCTCGAGCCTGGACTTGATGGCCGAGATCCGGCTGCCCGGCAGGTCGGCATCGTTGGCCAGGTTGAGGATGCGCTCGAGCACCACCGGGTTGTCGATCTTGGCCAGCGTGTCGACGAGCGTCTCGGCCGAGCCCTTGCGGTTCGAGAACAGAGCGATGATCTGATCGTCGGTCAGCAGCGTCGGGTTCGACTCGATCGCCTCGCGGTCGCGCGACGGCGTCTCCTCGGTCAGGCGCACCGGCACGCAGGTGCCGTTGCGGAAGGGGTCCCGGGCCGGGTCCTTCACCTTGTCGCTGTTGAGGTGGCGCTCCGCCGGCGTCAGGTGGAAGGTCTGCCCGCCCTGGATGGGCTCGTAGGAGACCTCGCCGTGCTTGCCGGTGTACCTCCGCAGGTAGAGCTTGCCGCGCGCCGTGTACTGCCATGCCTCGAGACCGGCGAACGGGTCTGCGGGGTCGACTTCTGTCGCCATAGGTGTCCTCCGTCTGCACGCTGAGCACGTGCGCAGCGACGAGTTCTACCGCAGCATGGCCAAGATGCACGTGATGGTCCCGGACGCGACAGCCGGCCCCGGTGAAGGGGCCGGCGGTCATCGCGTCTCGGATCAGAGCGAGGTGTCGACGATGCGGCGCACCCGCTCGGGGCGGTAGAGCGCCCCACCGGCCAGCCGGCGACCCATGAGGTGCCAGTACCAGCCGCCCTGCTCCACCCACTCCTTCGTGGTCAGGCCGCCCCAGAAGCCGAACTTCGAGGCGTCACGTCCGACGACGTAGAGCTCGTTGTTCGGGAAGTAGGGCGTCCCGATGTCGTTCTTGAAGTTGCGGAGCCGGATGACGCGGGCACCCTTGTAGATGCCGATGACGCCGGTGCGGAGCAGCTGCTCGTTGGTCTCCGGCGTGAAGTTGTTGCTGGCCAGCAGATCGTTGAAGATCTGGTTGACCATCGGCGCACGACCGATGATGGCCGGCAGGTCGAGCTCGGTCTCGTCCTCGACCTCGGTGAGGGCGGTGTCGAGCGCCGCCAGCGACAGCCCCGCGCCCTCGATGTAGTACGGCGAGGTGTCGGGGATCGCCACCTGGAACATCGAGATCAGGCGGACCTGCATGGCGGCATCCATCGTCTGGATGGCCAGGTCCTCGATCTCGCCCGAGGACTCGACGAAGTTCGCCGTCATCTTGTCCTCGTTCTCGGACAGGTGGAAGCCCACCTGGTCCTTGGTGAGCTCCATCACGCGAGCACGCAGGGTGCTCTGCTCGATGTAGCCACCCAGCGAGACCCAGAACACCCGGAGGCCGCGCACCTCGCGGATGGTGATGCGGTCGTTGAGCCCGACCGTCTCCACCTGGGTCATCAGCGAGAGCACGTTCTCGTGCCGGAAGCCCTCGAAGATGTTGGTGGTCATCACCGCCGCGAACTCCCGGTGGAAGTCGTCATCTTCCCACCGGTCGCGCGCCTCCTGGTTGGCGGCCTCGACGATGGCGCGAGCCTTGGCTCGCTCCTCGTTGTTGGTCCAGGGGTCGACCTTGGTCACCGTGGTCATGTCAGGTCCTCCTCAGACCGTCAGAACAACATCTGGGCCTCGACCTCACCGCGAGCGGTGTCGACCGAGGTGATCTGGAACCAGGCCGTGTCGGCGTCGCCGCCCTCGGCCCAGTAGCCCGAGGTGCCGTCGCCCGTGCCGGGCACGATGAAGTCGCCGACACCGAGGGTGCCGAGGTTGCCGGGGGCGATCATCACCCTGGCGTCGTCGTAGGTCCGCTGGCCCAGGAAGACCGTGTCCGCCGTGATGTTGCGGAACACCACCTTGATGTTCGTGCCGTGGCACACCTGGATCGGCGAGTTCGCCGGGATGTCGGAGAAGTCCGACGGCACGGTGAGCTCGGTGTCGAAGCCCGCGTACGCGTTGTACGAGTGCTCGAAGATCGCCAGCCCGTTCTTGACCGGCAGGGGCCGACCCGTCTGGCCGCCGGTCTTGAGCGCGTACACGCTGCGACCGTCGGCGTTGGGGGCGGCAGTGCCAGCCACGACCGGCGCACCGATCGGGATGACGGCGTTCGGCGACAGCGCACGCCCGTACCGGTTCTCCGGACGGGGGCTGTTGCGGAACTCGAAGTAGCGGCCGTAGTTGCTCATCGGTCCTCCTCGAACCTCAGACGGTCTTGATGCCCTGGCGGCGGAAGCCGAGCGCCGTGGTCATGGCGCTGGACAGACCACCGGTGGCCTTGGCGGACTCGTGGGCCTTGAGGACCGGCCTCGGCACGACCTCGCCGGGCCCGGGCGGGGTGGCCTGGGCCTTGAGATCCTCGATGAGCGTGTCGAAGGACGTGTCGTCCATGTCGGCCCACCGGTCGGCGCGCTCGGCCACCTGCTCCTCGGTGAACGACGCCACCTCGAGCACCTTGGAGACCCGCTCGTCGCGCCGGGCGGCCTTCTCGGCCTCGGCGGCGGCTGCGGCCTCGCGGTCGGTGTTGGCCTGCACGAGCTCGTCGCGCTCGGCCTTCACCGTGTTGAGCTCGGCGGTGAGCGTGTCGCTCGCAGCCTCGAGCTCAGCGATCTTGTCGTTCAGCGGCGTGACCGCCTCGGCGATCTGGGCCGCGATCTGCTCGGCGGTCTGTGCCTTCTCGAGCTCGGCCAGCTGCGCCTGCAGCGGACCCGTCGCCTCGGCGACGGCTGCGTCGAGCTGCTCCTTGGTGTAGGTGCTCACGTGTCCCTCCTGATGAACCGGCGTCAGACCGGCACGCTCGGCGCACACCCCGCAGTTCGCAGGACCGTGCTCGCTCTCAGGCGCCTTGGCTTCGACGAGCAGATCGTGGATCGCACGAAGCTCGTCGGTGACCACTGCGCCCTCCACGTTCGATGGATCGGCGGCGACCCTCCGAAGATTCAGAAACGGCGTCGGAGCCGGTTCTCCTCGGGTCGTTCACCCCGTCGTTCCGAGCGATTCGGGCCAGCAGAACCGGCCTGCGCGAAGGCAGCGCACGCCCGCCCAAGGGCCTGCAAGAGGCACCGGATCACGCCGGCAACGCCACCTTGCCGCCGGCCAGCTCATAGCTGATGTGCTCGCCGTCCCACCACACCTCGAGGTGATCGACGACCCACTCCGGCAGGTCGCCGTCGAAGGCGTCGACGCGCGGCGCGGCGTCGGCCGCGGTCGTGTACTCGAGGCTCATGTGCGGGCTGAACCCGTGCAGCGTGCTCACCGGCACGCCGGCGGCCTTGAGCGACGCCACCAGGCGCTCACGGGTCTCGGGCAGGCCGGGGACGTCGAGAGAGGCGTAGATCACGGCTCGGTCGTCGCCGAGCGCGAAGGCGCCGAGTCCCGACACGGCGGCCTTGGGCAGCGCCGGCGCGCCGGCGCAGAAGGCAGCGACGGCGCCGAGCACGCGCTCCTTGCTCACCGGCTGACCGGTCGACGCCGGGTCCTTGTCGTCGAGGGCCACCGTGCCGCCGCCATCAGCGATCTCGCCCAGGAAAACGAGGGTGACGTGCATCTCCTCGGGGAGCTCCTTGCCGAGCTTCGCCATGTCCTCGGCGATCGCCGGCGGCGGCACGAGAGCCACGATGGCGCCCTTCTTGGTGGCCGCCGCTTCGAGGATGAGCCCGGAGATGTCCTCAAGCGCAGCAGCCGCTGGCTTGGGCTTCACGTCAGGCTGGGCCTTCTCGAGCTGGGTGATGAGCTCGGCGATCCACGCCTTGTCGCCCCAGCCCATCTGCTTCACGAGGGGCTTGCCGATGTTGATGCCCTCGGCGACGTGGAAGGCGCGGACGTCAGCCATCTTCTGGGCCACGAAGGCCACCTGGCCCTGCACCTCGGCGAAGAACCACTCGCCCCAGCCGTCGGCGACCATGTGCAGCACGCCGCCCTTGTAGGGGTGCGCCTGGTAGTTCACCTGCGGGTCGGGCTCCCAGCCGCCCTCGGCGAGGTGGGCGTCATACGCTGCCCGGACGTTCGCCGGCATCGACGTCGCCGCTGTCTCCCGGCCCTTCCACTCCTCGGGGATCAGGTTCTCGAGGCCCAGCGAGCGGGCGCGCTTCATGATGTGGCGCTTGGCAGCTGCGCGGTTCTTGGCGCGGCCGTAGGCGCTGATCGCGTTCTTGAGGTCCTCGGCGTTCTTGATCGGGAAGGAGCCGTCGGACATGGCCTCGCCGCTCTTCGCGAGCTTCTCGCGCTCACCGGTGGAGAACTGGCGCGCCGTGGCCACGGCGTCGCGGGGGAACGCGTGGGCGAGCACCTTGGCCATCACCGCTTCCCAGGTCTTGGGATCGAGGTGCGACGCGGCGGCGGCCACCGTCTCATAGACCATCTCCGCCTCATCCAGGTGCTTCTCGATGACGCCGGCGACGTCGCGGATGTCGGCGTGGGCCCAACCCGGGCGCGTCGGCGGGATGATGACGGCGCCGCCGACGAAGTGCGGCTGGTTCAGCCGACGCTGCGCACGCGGCGAGGCGAGGAGGTGCTCGCAGTAGCTGTCGTGCGCCGGGCCCTTGTAGTCGAAGGTGAGGTTGTCGGCGGTGCAGGTGATCCGCCGGGGCACGGCCTCCATCGACAGCCACGCGCTGCGATCGCGGAAGGCGGCCTGGGTGGCGCGGTACTCGTCCGGGAAGGCGTAGCGCCAGAACGCCGAGACGGCCTCGACGTGCGGGTTGAGCATCGCCGCCTGCTCCGACGCCGCGAACGGCACCGCAGACTCCACGCCCTCGAGCAGCTTGGCCGCGGTGAAGGTGCCCACGACGTGGTGCTGGCGGTGGAGCATGTTCAGGTAGGTGTGCACCACGCCCTGGTGCGAGGCGCGCAGGTCCTCCATCGGGAAGATGTGGCCGTTGCGGTTGGGCTTGTCCGCCTCGACGTAGCGGCCCACGATCCAGCCGAAGTCCGGGCGCAGCTGGATGTGCTCGCCGGCCCAGGACGCCGCCGTCTCCTTCGTGTCGTCGATGACCTCGGCCAGCGACAGCACGTGGAACCCGCGGTTCGCCTGCACCACCAGGGGCGCTTCGAGCTCACTCATCGTCGTCCTCCTCGGGACCGTCGATTCCCAGCTCGGCGTGGATCGCCGTCGCCAGCTGCTCACGGTTCATGCCAGAGCGCCCGGGGATCTCGAGCTCCTTGGCCGCGGCGAGCAGCGCCGTGCGCGTCGAGCTCGCCGACAGCTTGCGCAGCCGGCGCGGCGCCTGACCCTGGCCGCTGCCCGGCGCCGCACCGCCGCCGTTGCTGGTGCCACCACCATTGCGACCCGCCTGCTTCTGCGCCGCGCGGCCGCCGCCGGCACCGCCGTCCCCGCCGCCGGGATTTCCGCCCGGGAGACCGGCTGGAGCCCCCGGCGTTCCGGTCGCCATGCCGGCGCCGGGCGTCGCCAGGGTCTTGAAGATCTCGTCGAAGTCGCGCTCTTCGCGCTCGCGCATCGCCGCCTCGTCGCCCTGGTCGAGGCCGAACTCGGTGTGCACGGTGTCGCGGCTGACCTCGTTCTTGTCGCGCATGTCCAGCAGGAACGAGGCGTAGGCCGAGTCGAAGGCCAGTGCGATGCGCTTCGGGTAGTACCGGAGCTTGGCGCGCTGGGTCAGCTGCTCGTTCCGCTTGCGGATGAGGTCGAAGATCTTGGCCTCGAGCGTCCGGTTCAGCATGTGGCGCTCGGACTCGAGCCACAGCCCGGCGAGCTGAGCGAGGTCGGCGGTCTGGTCGCCGGCGCCGCCGCCGCGTGGCCCGAACTGCCGCAGCAGACGCGCGGCGATGCGCTCATCAAGCACATCCCACTTGTCGCGGTTCAGCACCGACTCCTGGTCCGGCGTCACCACGTCGACGGTCAGGGTGTGGGGCCCGACGATGACCGGCATCTGCGCCAGCACCTGGGTGTTGGCGCGCAGGTGGCTGATCTCCTCGGGCAGCGCTGGCAGCGTGTCCGAGCCCTGCTTGATCACCAGGATGAAGTTGATGCCGGCGAGCAGGAAGACCCGGTCCTTCTGGCGCAGCTGGTGCTTCATGTCGAGGAGCTCGAAGGTGGACTTCATCCGCACCCGGGCGAACCGCTCGTGGCCGCCCTTGGTCGCGGTGTGCCGGAACACCGAGTCGTTCGACATCAGGAAGAGGTTTTGGGGGTCGACCCCCTCGCTCATCAGCAGGCGCGCCTCGTCACCATCGGGCGTGTAGCGCCCCACGAGCAGGCGATCGACGACCTCGTTGTCGAGGGTCTCCTCGTCGTCCCAGCGCACGGGAAGCATCCGCGGGAACGGCGCCCCGCTGGGCAGCCGGCCCGTGCGCTTCATGATCGAGTTCCGACGCCCGAGGATCTCGTCGAACGCCTCGGCCTCTCCGATGGTGGCGATGTAGGCCAGCCGCTCCCGGCCGAAGAGCATGTCGCCGACGGGCGTGACCTTGAGCGAGTCGATGGTGTCGATCGCCGTCGGCACCGCGAGGTCGAAGGTCTTTCGGCGCTCGTTGCCCTTGCGGGTCTTGCCGGTGACCTTGTACTGCGTGCGGCCCCACCACAACGCAACGACCGCCTGCGAGTCGGTGAAGTAGGTCCGCCACGCCTGGCGCAGCAGTCCGTCGAGGTTCACCGTGCCAGCCCACTGGTTCCAGGCGCTCTCCTCGTCCTCGTCGGGGGAGAAGAAGCCGACCTTCTTGAACGCGAGCGCCTCGGTGAGGTCGGCGATGCCCTCGACGACGTCGTCGTCCATGGCGTCGCGCGCCGTGCGGATCTGGTCGAAGGTAGTGCCGGGGGTGGCGTAGCGGTCACGATCGAGCAGGCCGCCCCGGCGCCGGGGCCGCTGGACCTTGCGAGTCCAGGTGGTCAGCGCGGCGACCAGCGGGTCGTTCGCCATCATCTGCGACCACACCTGACGGACCTCGCCCGGGCTCAGGTGCAGACCGGTCGCATCCGCTGCTGCGATGTCGCCGAACTCGTCGGTCTCGACATGGACGACGCTCACATGCACCTCATCGGCGTTCGGAGGCGCTCGATTCAGGCTCCGGCGACCTCAGTGACGTTCCGATGATGCTCGCTGGACAAGCTCAGTCGGCGGATGGCCAGCCAGCACCTCGTCGATGACCTCCTGCATCTTCTCCGGCCAGCTCGAGCGCGCCTTGGCCATCGTGTACCGCTTGAGGAGGGCAGCGTTCTCGGCGCTGCCTGCGATCTCGTCTTCCCGGAGCGCCGGCGGGTGCCAGAGGTGATACAGCGGCGATCGAGCTCGCCAACAGTCGCCGGCGAGCACCGACAGCGCCTTGCCCCAGGCGATGTCTTCTCCTCCCCAGCCCACGAAGCGGGGATCCATCGGGATGCGCTCGATGGTGGGTCGGTCCAGCACGACGCAGCCGCCGCCGCGCACAGCCTTGTGGACTCGCACGGTCTCGGCGTTGATCGACAGGCCGGCGCCGCCGTAGACCCGGGCGGTGGCCGCCTCGGTCAGCCGGTAGACCCAGAGCTGCGGGAGCGCCCAGTGGAAGTCCCCGTCGGCCACCAGCTGCACTGCCCGCTCGAGTCCGGCGGTCCAGACGTCGCCGTCGGCGACCACGATCACATCGCCCGTGGCGCGGCGCAGCGCCCGCTCGACGAGCTCACCCTTGGACCATGGACCTCGCTCGCTTTCCTGGACGATCACCTGGAAACGGGGGTACTGGCGCTCGAACTGCCCCAGCACCCAGTCGAGCGCGCGCTGGCGGTGCACATCGGTGGGGCGGAAGGGGATGAGCACCGACACCGCCATCGCCGCACAGTAGGCATCCCACTACGACGGCCAGCGCATCCATACCCTCGGCCCGTGGCCAACGTCTGCATCGTCGTCCCGGTGCTGAACCGGCCAGAACGGATCGTTCCGTTCATCGAGAGCGTCTCCAGGGCGACGACGGGCTTCCGGCTCCTCTTCGTCGCCACCGGCACCGACAGGCCTGAGATCGAAGCCCTGGCGCGCGCCGGCGCCGACTACATCACGCCCTCGGCGGACCGCCAGCCCGGCGACTACGCCCGCAAGATCAACGCCGGGATGCGCGCCTCGACGGAGCCGCTGATCTTCACCGGCGCCGACGACCTCGTGTTCTCCCCCGGCTGGCTAGAGGCCGCCATGGCGAAGCTCGCCGACGGCATCGGCGTCGTCGGTACGAACGACCTCGGCAACCCCGACGTCGTGGCTGGCCGCCACGCCACCCACTCGATCGTCACACGCGACTACGCCCTCGAGCACGGCACCTACGACCAGCCAGGCGTGATCTACCACGAGGGATACGACCACAACTTCTGTGACGTCGAGATGGTCCAGACCGCCATCCGCCGACGGGCATGGGCCTTCGCCGCCGACTCGATCGTCGAGCACGTGCATCCCTCCTGGAAGAAGGCCGAGAGCGATCCGACCTACGAGCTGGGCAAGGCCCAGTGGCGGATGGACGCGCGCACCTGGAACATCCGGAAGCGGCGTCTGGCCGCCTTCACCCGTCACCTCGAGCCCATCGAGCCATGATCGACGTCACCGTCATCACCGCGTCGCTGCCTCGACGCGCGTCCCTGCTCGCCGAGGCAGTCGCCTCCGTCGGCGCCCAGACCCAGGCAGCCGCGCACCTCATCTGCGTGGACGACAGCGTTGGGGTCGCTGAGGCGCGCAACCAGCTGGTCGAGGCGGCTACCACCTCCTGGATCGCCTTCCTCGACGACGACGACCATCTGGACACCGACCACATCGAGACGCTGGCCGCGCACGCAGCGGACAACCGCGTCGACGTGGTGATCCCGCACTGCCGCTTCGAGGGCCCGCCGCTCCCGGAGATCGCGTGCTGCGGGGGCTACTACAACCGCCCCTTCGCCTGGAACGACCTGCGCCGGCACGGCATCTTCCCCATCACCGTGCTGGCACGGCGCTCCGCCGTCCTCAGCGCCGGCGGCTTCCCGCTCGACAAGCCGTACGAGGACTGGGAGCTCTGGAAGCAGATGTACCGGCTGGGCTGCGCCTTCGAGGTGGTCCCGAAGGTGACCTGGACCTACCGCACGAAGCACACCGACGCGCGCCGCACGGGGAGGGAGACCGCGGGATGAGCACGACGCTGCTGGTGATGACCGACGGCCGTCGCGACTGCATCAGCCGGACGCTGCACTCGGCGCTCGTGCACCTCCGCGCCGAGGCGTTGCCGTTCACCGAGCGCATCATCCACGACGACTCCGGCGACCCGGACTACCGGGCGTGGCTCGCCGAGCAGTTCCCCCAGTTCACGATCATCTCGACACCCGGCCGCTCGGGCTTCGGCGGCGCCATCCGCTCAGCCTGGGCCTACCTCGCCTCGAGCGACTCGCACTTCATCTTCCACCTTGAGGACGACTTCGTGTTCACCGAGGACATCAACGTCGTGGCCATGGAGCGCCTGCTGATCCGCCAGCGTGAGCTCGTCCAGGTCGCCCTCAAGCGCCAGCCGTGGAACGACATCGAGCGGGCCGCCGGCGGCATCATCGAGGCCAACCCGCAGGACTTCTTCCAGATGAGCGACGGCGAGTCGTGGTGGACAGCACACCGCCGGTTCTTCACCACGAACCCGTCCGTCTACCATCGCGCCCTGCTGCGCGAAGGCTGGCCTGATGGCGAGCACAGCGAGGGCGCGTTCACGCACCGACTGCTCACGCACCGACGCGGCTGCCCCTTCGCCTTCTGGGGCAAGAAGTTCGATCCCCCGAAGGTGCTGCACATCGGCGACGAACGAGCAGGGACGGGCTACTGATGAGCAACGTCGGGAAGTGGGACCGCTGGTACTCGCTGATGAGCGAGGAGGATGGGCCCCAGCCCTACGGCGACTCCGACACCTACAAGCTCGGCGCCGAGCACCTCGCCGGTTGCAGCGTGATCGAGGACTGGGGGTGCGGAAAGGGCTGGTTGCGCACGCTCGTCGAGCCCGAGCGGTACCGCGGCATCGACGGCTCGCACTCGCCGTTCGCCGACGAGGTCGCCGATCTCACCACTTACCACAGCGACGTGGCTGGGATCTTCATCCGCCACGTCCTCGAGCACGACTACCGCTGGCGCGAGATCCTCTCCAACGCCATCGAGTCGTTCCGGGAGCGCATGGCGCTGATCATCTTCACCCCGATGCACCAGAGCGACGAGTTCCCCGCGGCGTGGCACGACCATGAGATCGCGTGGAACGAAGACCCTGGCGTCCCCGACCTGTCGCTGCCGACCGACTACATCGAGAACGCCTTTGCAACCGCTGGCGCCGTCGTGGCGCACACCACGATCGACAGCCCACAGACCCAGTACGGCGTCGAGACGATCTTCCTGGCGACCAAGCCATGACCACGGTCGCGATCTCCATGGTGAAGGACGAGGAGGACGTCATCCGCGACTCGGTGACCTGGATGATGCACCAGGTCGACCATGTCCTCGTCGCCGACAACCTCTCCACCGATGGCACGCGCGCCATCCTCGACGAGCTCGGCGTGGACGTGCTCGAGGACCCCGACCCGGCCTACCGGCAGTCCGAGAAGATGACGGCCCTGGCACAGGCGGCGGTCGTGCAGTACGGCGCCGACTGGATCGTGCCCTTCGACGCCGATGAGCTCTGGTTCGCCTACGGACACCGGCGCGTCGCCGAAGCACTGGCCACACTCCCCGACGACACCTGGATCGCCACGGCCACGCTCTACGACCACGTCGCCACCGGCCTCGACGACGACGAGGAGACCTCGCCGTTCCTCCGGATGGGATGGCGTCGCGTCACGCCGGGCGGGCTTCCCAAGGTGGCGTGCCGCTGGCGCGAGGACCTCGTCATCGAGCAGGGCAACCACGGCGCCCACTACACGAACATGGTGCCCACGCGCATCGACGGCGTGCTCGAGGTGCGCCACTTCCCGTACCGCTCGGCCACCCAGTTCGTGCGCAAGGCCATCAACGGCAAGGCGGCCTACGACGCCACGGACCTGCCGTACTCAGCCGGCGCCCACTGGCGCATGTACGGCGGCATCGCCGAAGAGCGCGGCGACGAGGCGTGCGCAGACTGGTTCCGCGAGCACTTCTTCGCGCCCGACCCCGAGGCGGGGCTCAAGGGTGAGCCCCTGGTGTACGACCCAGCGACTCGCTAGCTGCTCGACGGGACGTACGCCGACGCCGTGTCGAAGTCCGTGAACTCGAGGCGCTCGGTGTCGGGGTTCCACCAGACGATGTCGCCGGGCGACGGCGTGCCGAACACCTGGTAGGTGGTCTTGGGCGTCTCGCGGGTCGTCGGCTGATCGCCGGTGTCGTACCGCTTGCCGTCGCTGCCGATCTGGGTCCCCGCGAACGGGCGGTCGCCTTCTGCCATCTCAGTCCTCCACGGGGTGAGTTCTCGTTCCCTCTATCGGCTATCCGACCTCGACGTTTCAGGCTGGCCTATCCTGAGCGCACCCTGCGGTGGCCGTCATCGGCTGGTACCAGGTCCCCAGACGCACAGGAGGACCCGATGATCCAACCCGACGGCCACGTCGAGATGCTCGAAGCGACGACGTTCGATGAGGCGAAGCACGAGATGGCAGCGCGCAAGGCGATGGAGGGCGCCATCCTCGCCTTCGGCACCGAGGACGAGATCAACGCCATCGCCCAACGCGTGAAGCTCGGCGCCAAGGAGCTCGACGCGCGCGCGGCGCGCCGCAAGATGCAGCGGGAGTCCAAGCGCCGGAATCGCTAAGGCGCCTGACGGCGACGTCTTGGCACGCGGACCCGCCCCAGGTGGGTGACCTCGTCCGGACCGAGGCCGGCACCACCTACCTGATCCAGCGCGTCGGCGTGGGCCGGGTCAACCCCTACGTGCTCAGCGTGCTCAAGCTCGGCGAGCGCGACGCCCAGGAGTTCCTCGCGGATCCGGACGCAGTCGTGCATCACTGGCGGTGGAACCCTCGCACCAGGTGATGATGGCGGCCAGACCTGCACGGCGGAAGCAGGCCGGCCGCCACGAGCACCGTAGACCTATCCGGCGGTCAGCGTCGATCGCCCGTTGGCCATCTGCAGGAAGCCGTGGTAGTCGCCGGAGAGGATCGACCCCGCGCCAGCGGCGCAGGACGGTCCGTTCTTCGAGACGTGCACGGTCAGGTTCTCCGGGCTGCCGTGTCGCACCCAGCAGCGGTGCAGCCGCTCGTTCGGCATCGTGCAGTTGTTGGCCCGGCCGTCGACGTCCCAGGGGTGTCCGTTCGGCAGGATGCACACCAGGTGACGGCCATCGCAGTTGTGCCAGCCAGCTGTCGCGATCCGCTGCGGAGCATCCTCCGGTTCGCCGGCTGACCGGGCGTAGCACAGGTCACCGCACGCCATCGGGCCCGCGGCCCCCGGCACGCACTGGTCGCACCCCTCGTGAGGGGTGTGACCGTTGACGTGGATCATCCGCTCGATCTCGCGGATGTCCTCGGTGATGTAGAGCAGGTCGCCGGGCTCTGGCCGCCCGCTCTCGGTGCTCCACCGCATCTGGACCATGCTCGTGGCGTGGGCCTCGGAGCCGTCGTAGGGCTTGGCGCAGTCCTCGCACATGCCTGGCGTCCACGGCGCCGGCAGCTGGGTCTGCCACCCATCGTCGGCCGGGATGCCCGGTCCGTCGTCGACGTTGCGGCGCTCGTTGCAGTACGCCGCCTCGACCCGGCACCCCTCGGGGCGCTTCCAGTGGACGGTGACGCGCCGGATCCAGCCGGTGGGAGTGATGAACCTGCAGTTGATGGCGGGGTAGGCCATCAGCCCATCCCCTCTTCGCCCTTGGGCGCCTTGATGAAGTCGACGTAGAACTCGTCGTTCACGTCGAACACCTCGAGCGCCAGCTCGTTGCGGATGGACAGCGTGATCTCGCCGCTGGGCGTCGCGTTCGCCCACTGCTTGTTGTCCTCACCGCGCGACACCGCGCGCAGCACGACCTTGCCGCCGTAGGTCGTCTTGCCGATCTCGGCCACGTAGAACTTCGCACGCACTCGCTCGGCCATAGGGCCCTCCTCGGGAGACGAATCGTCTGCTACCGAGGCCACCGGTTGGTTTGCCGCGTGCAACCTCGCACCGATGATACGGGGGCGCCGTGACGCGCTGGGCGGATGCTCAGGCGGGAACGCCCGCTGGCATCCCAATCGCCAGGCGCACCGGGGTCCGGCACATCCAGTGCAGGACCGACGACTCGAAGTTCATCGGCTCCTCCCACACCTTCGTCTCGCGCGCCCCGATCGAGTACATGACGTCCATGTTCTCGACGAGGTAGCCCGAGCCCGCGGCGATGAGCGCGCTGAGCCGCAGGAGCACGGCGCGGTCGATCTGCTGGCCGGCGAGGTCGATGAGCCGATCGACGTTCTCCGCATCGCCAAGCTCGGTGACGAACTCCATGACGTGGAAGCCGACCTGATCCGCCGGCGGCGCGATAGCGCCATGGGCCCGCTCCACGTAGCCACCGAGTGTCACCCAGGTCCACTCGCCGTCGGGCAGTCGGTCGCCCTCGAGGGGCTCGCCGATCGACGCGAGGAAGGTCGGGAAGGTGAGCCGCTCGCCGAGGCGACGGTCGAGGTACGCAGCATCCAGCATGGCCGGAAGGCTAGAGGTACTCGCCCACCGGCACGATGACCATGGGCCGGAAGAGCGCGATCAGCATGGCCATGACACGGTCCTCGACGGTGCGCTCCATGCCGCAGCGCGCGCACCGCTCGAACTCGCCATAGGCGTCGCGCGCCTCGACCCAATCGAGGTGCTCGCAGTTGGCGCGCACCATGGCGTCCTGCTTCGCCTGGATGCAGACGTCACGACAGAACATGCGGTACGCCGGCGCGTCCGGCGCGATCCCGTTGCCACACCACCGGCACCGGCGTCCCTTGCGGTTCTCGATCGGCCGCGGCGCGCGCGACTGCAGGATCTCCGTGCAGAGCAGCCCCAGCTCGTAGTCGCTCCGCCCGCGCAACGCGTCGACCGTCTCGCGGGCTTCCGCCTTCTGGTCGACGTCACCCACCTGGTGCACGGTACGAGGTGAAGTACGTGGAGGTCCGCAAGGACTGAGCGGTCGCGACGTCCTCGCCGACGACGCCGTCGGGGACTTCCGTGCCCTCGATGAGCATGGTCTCGATGGAGAAGGAGTAGCCGTTCCGGAGCACCGGCGGCTGGCCGGTCGCCCGGTCGATGAGCCTCATACGAACATCATCGCGAGAAATTCATTGACTGCGCGGCGCGAGACGTGGGCATGATGGCGTCGATGTTGTACCGGGCACACGCCGATGCGAGGACAGAGCGATTCGCTCTGTCCGCCGGCGCGCCCGAGGCGCTTCCTTCGTGCGTGACGTACGAAGCCAAGCGCATCCCGGCGAATAAGCCGGGGACCCGCGTTAGCTGGTAACGCCGTCGAACCTGTAGGTCGACAGACCGCAGGACATCGAAGGGCAAGCCAGTGAAGCGGATCAGCCGTCGGGATACCCGGCGCCGCTGCTCGGCTGCCTTTCACCGCAGCAACACCCAGGGGGCGTGGTCCAGTGGAACGGACTCCGGTCTCCAAAACCGGCAACGGAGGTTCGATCCCTCCCGCCCCTGCTTGAGTACCAGCTCGTTGACAATCGCATAGACGCCGAGATAGGGCGAGGGCGCCAACCCTCGCCACACGGGTCCGACGCGCCATGGGGCGCACCTGGTTGTAACCCAGACGTCGAATGACACAGGGGGTTCGATTCCCTCCGGGCCCACTCGTGCGTGGAGATCGACATGGAGGCGTGCGAGAACGCACCCGGTTCGTGTCACCGACGGAAGTGGGCTCTCGTGACAGAGGGCCTGGCCGGGTTCCAAACCGATCGAAGAACAGGCACACACGCCGCGCCCACTCCACGCACCTCACGCGCGATTTGGTCAGATGGCTGGACCAGCGGTCTCTTAAACCGACATAGGCAGGGTTCGAGTCCCTGATCGCGCACCCAAGCAGCTGTGGAGGAGTCTGGTCGTCCTCACTTCCCTGTCAAGGAAGAGATCGCGGGTTCAAATCCCGTCAGCCGCGCGAGGCGGGAGGCGCAGGTTCAATTCCTGCCGCCGTTCGATGACGATGCTGCGCGCAGCATCCGAGGACGGCGAAGCTCTGTGGCAGAGCGCCCGCCGCGAGTCCCGGTAGCTCAATGGAAGAGCGACGGTCTACGGAGCCGTAGGTTGGAGGTTCGACCCCTCTCTGGGACGCAATGCACGATGCTCACGTAGCACGTAGCTCACGTAGCTCAATGGGAGAGCGCGACCCTCCGGAGGTCGAGGCTGCAGGTTCGAGTCCTGTCGTGGGCGCCACGCCGACGTAGCTCAGTTTGGTAGAGCGCACCCCTGGTACGGGTGAGGCCTCGGGTTCGATTCCCGACTTCGGCTCCACGTCCTCGTAGCTCAGTGGCGAGAGCAGCGCGCTCCTAACGCGCAGGTCGCGCGTTCGAGTCGCGCCGAGGACGCCATCTCGGAGACGTGCCAGAGTCTGGTTCATCGGGCCGACCTGCTAAGTCGTGCGCGCAGTGATGCGCCGTGGGTTCAAATCCCACCGTCTCCGCCATCGAGGATCGTGCCGCCCGTGGGGGCGAACTGCGTTTGAAGCGCGGGGCGTCAGTGAGGAACTGGCGGGGGTTCGAGCCCTCCACGATCCGCCATCTCGGAGCGATGCCGGAGTCTGGCTGAACGGGCCGTTCTGGAAAGACGTGCGCGCAGCAATGCGCCGTGAGTTCGAATCTCACTCGCTCCGCTCGAGGAAGGTGCCGCCGACGGTGAGGCGAGCTGGTTCGAAGCCAGTGGTGCGTGCAAGCGCAGGGGTTCAATTCCTCCACCTTCCGCCATGCTCCGTTCGTCTAGCGGCCAAGGACACGACCCTTTCAAGGTCACGGCACCGGTTCGAATCCGGTACGGAGTGCTCGGCGACGATCGACGAGATGCCACACGGTTCCGGGCCGCACAGGGCCGTGCTCTTCGATGGCAAGCGCAGCGCCGGCGCACGTCGTCAACGGCGCACATGGTCCGTTGGTGTAGGGGTGAACACATCTGGTTCTCAACCAGAAGATCACGAGTTCGAATCTCGTACGGACTACCAACCCGAGAGAGTCGTCCGGGCGACGACGCCGCGCTGTTAACGCGGAAGGAGCGGGGTTCGAGTCCTCGTCTCGGGGCCGTGGGCGTGTAGCCAAGTGGGAAGGCGGCTGGTTGCAACCCAGTCCATTCACCGGTTCGATTCCGGTCACGCTCTCCATCGCGTGTGTGTAGCTCAGTTGGTCAGAGCGCGACGTTGCCAACGTCGAGGTCGCCGGTTCGAACCCGGTCACACACTCCATGCGGTTGTAGCTCAATGGCTAGAGCTCGTGCCTTCCAAGCATGTGATGCGCGTTCGATTCGCGTCAGCCGCTCCATCTCGCCGGTGTAGCTCACGTTGGTTGAGCACCTGCCCTGTAAGCAGAAGGACGCGGGTTCGATTCCTGTCACCGGCTCTGGCGCTTGGGCTTCGAGCCCGTTTCACCCAGTGCGACTCTGGGGCAAGCGCCTCATGGAACCGAAGCTCAGGCAGGGAGAGCGTCCGGTTGAAGCCCGGAAGGGTGCTGGTTCGACGCCAGTCGGTTCCACCATGGTCGCGTAGCTCAGTGGCTAGAGCGCCTGCTCGACACGCAGGAGGTCGCTGGTTCAAATCCAGTCGCGACTACCAAGCGCCATTAGCTCAGTGGTGAGAGCATCTCCCTGATGAGGAGAGGGTCCGGGGTTCGACTCCCTGATGGCGTACCAGAAACGATGCCGGTGTGGCCGAGTGGCAAGGCAGCCGCCTTTTAAGCGGACAGCATCGCGGGTTCGATCCCCGCTGCCGGCACCAGCAGTTCTCGGGCGTGTAGCTCAGTGGCCAGAGCAGCAGCTCCACACGCTGTGTTGCGGGGGTTCGACTCCCCCCACGCCTACTGTGGCCGTAGCTCAATGGTAGAGCGCCAGGTTGTGGCCCTGGTGATGGCGGTTCAATTCCGCTCGGTCACCCCATCTAGTCGCCGCTGTATCCGAAGTGAAAGATGTTGTCGAGGAGCCACACCTCGAGCGGCAGCAGCGCCACGATCAGCACGATGATCGTCAGGATGTTGGTGACCGCACGCGAGCTCAGCTTCACATCCCGTCGATCGGCGACATCGACGAGAAGGTTCATGCCGGTGATGACAGGCGTGCGACGTGCGGCCCATACCCGCGCGGACTTCGGTTCGACTCCGAGCACCGGTACCAAACACTGGACGACGCCGGCGCCAAGGCGTATCGTCTCAAGAGCGACGCAGGGTGGAGCAGCCTGGATGTGCTCGCCGGGCCCATAACCCGGAGGTCGGAGGTTCAAATCCTCTCCCTGCCACCATTTGCGAGAGAAGCGTCTCGGCCCGGTCGGAATCCCAAGGGATCCGTAGCCGGGCCGAGCACGTTCTACGGGGCCATAGTGATAGTGGCAGCACGCCGCCATGGCATGGCGAAGGTCGGAGTTCGATTCTCCGTGGCTCCACTGGTGCGGCTGAGAAAGGCGCCCGAGCGCATCGGGAGAGCCCCTGCCGTGATGCTTCGCGCTGACGAGCGTGGGCAGCCGCACCAACCATCTCGGGCTCGAAGCTGAACGGCTAGCACCTCCCCTGCAAGGAGACGATTGCGGGTTCAACTCCCGTCGGGTCCACCAGCACCAAGCTCGGGTAGGCAAATCGGCAAAGCCGCCACGTCGAGAGCGTGGTGCGTGTGGGTTCAAATCCCATCCCGAGTACCACGTCCACGTATCCCAACTGGCAGAGGAGCGACGTTCAGACCGTCGTAACGTGCAGGTTCGACGCCTGTCGTGGACACGCAAGCCCGCGTAGGCCATCCGGCGAGCCGCCTGACTCAAGATCAGGTGTTTGCGCGTTCGACTCGCGCCGCGGGTACCACCAACTACTAGTTCTCTACTAGTTCTTCGCGATTTAGTAGTTCTCGCCGGTGATGCTCGGGTGGCTGAGCACCGCCCTCGTAATGCGGAACGCGCAGGTTCGACTCCTGTCACCGGCTCGCGAGTCCCCGTAGCTCAGCGGCAGAGCCGCGATCTTCTAAATCGCAGCGCGCACGTTCGAGTCGTGCCGGGGACGCCAACTAGCTGTAGCGCAGCTTGGTCAGCGCGCCTCGTTCGGGACGAGGAGGTCGGGAGTTCAAATCTCCCCAGCTAGACGCAACAGGGTGTAGCGCAAAGGCCGCGCGCCTGCTTTGGGGGCAGGAGGATGCACGTTCGACTCGTGTCACCCTGACCATCGACAACGGGAACTGGTGCAGCGGTAGCACGTCTGCCTGGGGGGCAGAAGGCGCGGGGTTCGACTCCCCGGTTCCCGACCACCATCATTCCGGGATGGTGTAATCGGCAACACGCGAGGTTCTGGACCTCGAATACGGGGTTCAAGTCCTCGTCCCGGAGCTTTCCGTCACACCCTCCGTTTACTGTCGGAGATCGTGCAACCCACGTCCATCTATGTGCTCATCGACCAGCGTTCCAACGAAATCCGGTACGTCGGAAAGACCGTCAAGCCACTGGGCGACCGGCTCGCCTACCACCTTTGGTCTGCGCGATCCGGTCGAACCTCCACCCATCGTGATCGGTGGATCAGAAGATGTCTCGCAGACAACTCGCCGCCGATCATCCAGCTCGTGGAGGTCGTAGACGGTCGCGAGGACTGGGCCGCTCGCGAACGCCACTGGATCCAGCACTACCGCGCTGTAGCCCGACTCACGAATCACACGGATGGCGGCGAAGGTCTGACAGGCCATCACCACTCCGTGTCAACAAAGGCGAAGATGTCAGCCTGGCAAAGGGGCAAGCCCAAGGGGCCCATGCCCACGGTGGTTCGCGAAAAGATACGCGCGACGCTCAAAGACCGCCCACGAGCGCCCGAAGTCATCGCGAAGATCGCCAGGTCGAACACCGGGCGACGGCTCTCAGATGAGACCCGGTCCAAGATCGCTGCGTCCCTGCGTGCAACCTACGCCAGGAACGGACCCTCGCCTGGCGTCGGGCGCTACGAGCGCACCGAGACGCAGCGGGAAGCCATCGCGCAGATGAACACCGCGCGGGTCGTGAGCGAGGAGACCCGCGCGCGCATGGCCGAGGCACAGCGGAAGGTTTGGGCCGACCCGGTCCAACGACAACAACGACTGGATGCGCAAACAAGGGCGCGCCAACGATGAAGGAAAGGAGACGCAGATGGCGGCCCTGCTGATCAATGCTGACTACACCCCGCTTCGGATCATCGACACCCGCCGGGCCGTCGTGCTCGTCATGGCCGAGAAGGCCGAGGTGCTCGAGGCCGGTGACGACGCCTACCACTCAGCACGCGCCTCGGTGCCCGTGCCCGAGGTGATCCGCCTGCGGAAGTACGTGCAGGTGCCGTACACCGCGCGCATCGCGCTGTCGAACGCCGCGGTCCTGCGGCGTGACGAGCACCGGTGCGCCTACTGCATCCCCGAGAACCACCGCGGGGAACGGCAGTGGGCGCCGCGGCGCGGCACCACCGTCGACCATGTTCACCCGCGGTCGCGGGGTGGCCGGCACACCTGGACCAACGTCGTGGCCGCGTGCCGTCCGTGCAACGCGCGGAAGGCCGCTCACACGCTGGCCGAGATGGACTGGGTTCTCGCGTTCAAGCCCTACGTCCCGACGGGCACGTACTGGTTGCTCATGGGGATCCGCGAGGCCAACCCGACGTGGGCCCCGTACCTCCCCATCGACAACGTCGCCGGCGCCGTCGCGTAGGATCACCTGCGCTACGAAGCCCCCGCCGCGAGGCGGTGCTCTATCCCGGCCTGGGGGTCCCGAAAGGGACCCCCTTGCTGGTTCTTCGTTCGGGGGTGGTCTAAGCGGAAAGACGCCTGACTTTGGATCAGGACGATGCACGTTCGAACCGTGCTCCCCGAGCCAGGCGTCTATGCGATCGTCACGAGGATCGCCACGGGTACTTCCATCGACCGATGGTGTAGATGCCGTGGCGCCGCCGCCACCAGATGCGGAACCTGTCGGTGAGCACGCGGTCGGCGGTGTAGATGGCCTTCTCGATCGTGTTCATGACGCCTTCGCCAGGTGTTCCTTGACGCGCAGCATGGCGTCGTCGCGCAGCTGGCTGACGCGCACCTTCGACACGCCGAGGAGCTCGCCGATCTCCTTGAAGGTGACCTCCTCCACGTAGTACAGCGTGAAGACCACGCGCTCCCGGCCCGTGAGCTCGACGATGGCGTCGGCCAGCAGGTCGGCCAGGCGCTCGGGGTCGAACAGCCGGAACTCCGGAGCGCCGGGGTTGTCGCTGCGGGACACGTAGCCGTGCCACTGCTCGAGTTCGGCGTCGAAGCGACCCACCTGAGCCACGTTGACCTCGCCCATCAGGCGCGCCACGGACTCCTCGCTCATGCCCATCTCGGCGCCGATCTCGGCCTCGGTCGGCGTGCGATTGAGCTCGGCCTGCAGGTCGCTGCGCACGCGCTCGAGCTGGCGCGCGTTCATCCTGATCGTCCGGGGAGCCCAGTCGATCGAGCGCAGCGCATCCAGGATGGCGCCACGGATGCGACGCATCGCGAAGGACTCGAACTGCGCGCCGACGGAGGGATCGAAGGACTCGACCGCCTCGATCAGACCGAAGATGCCGTCGGCGACGAGGTCGGCTCGATCGACGCTCGCCGGCAGGCCGGTCGACATGCCGCCGGCGACACGCTCGACGAGCGGCTGGTACTGCAGGATCAGCCGCTCGCGCACGCGCGGGTCGTCGCGCTGCGCCCAGAGGTCCTCGCTCACGTCTCGCTGACCACGCGGGCACGGGGGGCCGTGACCACCCACCAGCCCTCGTCCTCGCTCCAACGCGTCTCGATGAAGAGCCGGCCGGTGTAGTCGTCGATGCGCCACTGACCGGCGAAGTCGTGCCATACGAGGTCCTGCAGGTCACCGGCGCGCTCGTCGCCCCACTCGGCCCGCTCGCGCGGCTTCTCCTCGAGCGGGAAGCGGCAGTAGCGACCCTCGGTCTCGTCGATCAGCCACACCGAGCCAACGGTCTCGACGCGGACCATCAGCGGAAGTCCTTGAGCATCGCGACGGTGGGCAGCCGGTCGCCGTGCATCTCGACACGGAAGCCGCACACGTCGCACCGCAGGATGAAGCCGAGCGCGCCGGCGTTGCGCACGAGCTCGGGGACCGCGATGCCCCCGACGCCCACGTAGTCGGCGATCGTCTCGACGCGCAGCGGGTTCGCGAGGACGCCCGAGCACTCGGGACACCGCAGCACGACGCCGACCACAACGTGGCGGTTCCAGTCGAAGATCGTCTCAGCGCGCGGAGCGACCATCAGGAACTCACGCTTCGCACGATCATGCGACCGACACCGTCGAGGGTGGCCACGTCCTGGGGAAGGTGCGGTGTGTCGTGGCCCTTGGGCATCATGCACACGGCGTCGCGCACCTCCGAGCCTTTCCGCAGGTCGTAGTGGCGCATCTGGGTGGTGATATCGCAGAGATCATCGCCGTCCCGCGCGAGGTCGAGGAGCATCTTGAGCCCGCTCTCGGTCACGGTCTCGTGCGGGAAGGGGTCGCTGCGGTACCGCGGCCAGTTCCGCACGTCCCACCAGGTGCCCGACTGCGCGAGTGCGATGTCGCTCTCAGCGGACACCGAGCGGTCCCGCGTAGCCCGGCTGCATCCACGGAGCGTCGGCGGCCGCCATGAAGGCGTGCGCCCAGTCTTGGGTGTAATCGCATGTCGGGCAGATCCAGCCGTTGAGCGTGGCCACGAGCAGGCGGTCGTCGTGCGGTCCCTGGTATGGCTGGTGCGGCCACGCGCCGGTGCCGAGCTTGTCGCGGCAGCGCCCGCAGGTGAACGGATGGAAGTGGCCGCTGTGCTGGTAGTGGTTCAGCGTGGTGACCTGCTCCGCGGTGAACGGGGCGTAGATGTGGTCGGTGGTCATGGGCCTCCTAGCTGAGGAACTGGGCGAGGACGGGACGCCGGCGCTCCGGCGGAGCGAGCAGCATCGCTTCGATCGGTGCCTGAAAGTAGCCGAGGGCGGCCATGCGACCGGCGTCAAGCGTGTGGAAGATCCCCTGGCTGTAGGACTTCGCGCGGTTGCCATAGGCGTCGGTGCCGGCGTTGCTGAACTGCCAGGTCTGGCCGTTCCACTGGTTGATCAGGTCCTTGTCCCACGGCAGCAGCAGGCGCTGGGTGTCGACGAGCTCGCGCAGCTTGTCGGTGGCGTACTCCTTGACGTTGCGCTTGATGCCTGCCTTTTCGGCGATCTCCTGCAGGGAAAGGCCTGGCGGGAGACGCTCGGCCTCGGCCTCGTTGATCTCGACGACGATCTTCTCGGAGTAGCCGTAGCCCTTGATGGCCGTGAGCGTCTTGCGCGCGTCGTCGACACGCTCCTGGTCGATCTTCTCGGCGTCGGGGATCACCTGGAACCGCGACTTGAGCGCGCGCGACTGCAGACCCTGCAGCAGGTTGGCGCCGATGCCGGTCTTGTCGAGGCTGAACGCCTTGGGCTTGTAGAAGTCGACCACCGCCATGATCACTTCTTCCTGGAGCGGGTCCGGGATGCGCTGGAGCTGGATCCGCGTCAGGAGCTTGAGGCGCGTCACCCCGTCCTTGGGCACGGCGCGGAACTCAGCGGCGTCGAGCTTGAGCTCCTTCGTGCTGGGCCGGTACTCGGCGAAGACGAGGATCTCCGACGGGTCCGAGGTGAGGCCGACGTCCATGCCGCACCAGAAGGTCTGGTAGTTGCTGGTGTGCGCCACGGGGAAGTCGAGCAGCGTCATCATCGCCGCCGTGTGCTCGTCGGTGGCGCCCTCTACGAGCTCGCCGGCGTCGCGCGCCAGGCGCTCGACGTTCTCGGCGCTGATCTTGCGGAGGAAGTACTCCTCGTTGTTGTAAGCGCTCGCCTCGACGGAGTCCGTGCAGCGCATGAACCGCTCGAGCACGAAGATGCGGTTGGTGGAGTCGCCGAGCTCGCCGTAGACGTTGCGCCGGTACTCCGGGTCGTCCTCGCTGGTGCCGTACTCGGCGATCTTCTGCTGGCGCTCCTCGTCGGACCACGAGGGCTTGTGCACGGCGGTGTAGCGGTTGTGCGCCCAGTCGTCGCTGTTGATGTACTCCTGGAACTTGTCGGGGATGCCGCGGGGCACGCCGTGCACCCGCCACTCGGCGCCCTCGACGCGACGGTCGAGGGTCTCGATGATCTCCTTCCAGCCCTTCTCGGGGTAGTCCTGGGCCTCGTCCTGCTCGAGCCAGACGGGGTGCGTGCCCTTCACGCCGGCGCCGGACAGCTGGGGGATGCGGCCCATGATGTGGGCGCCGTTGATGAACGAGATCAGGAACGGGCGGTGCTTCACGCCGCCGCGGCCGCCGAGGGTCATCTCGTCAAGGATCCGGACGTTGTTGAAGGTGGCCTCGATGCGCTCGGTCAGGGCGTCGAGGTGGATCCCCTGGGGCGCGGTGAGCACCATCTCCTGGCGCGGGTGGATGAAGGGGAAGACGCAGCACCTGGCGATGATCGACTCGGTCTTGCCGATCGACCGGCCGGCCTGGTCGATCTGCTTCATGGCGCGATGGCGCCACCACATCCACTGGAACGGCCAGGCGCGCCAGCAGCCGTCGGGGTTGCGCTCGTCGGTCCAGAGGAACTCGGCCGGGTCGATGCCCGACTCGTCGGTCATGATGGCGTAGAGACACGCCTCGTCGTCCTCCAGCGGCTCGTAGAACCGTGGGGCGGCCGCTTCTTCGAGTTCGATGTCGGCTTCGAGTACGGCCATCGCTACCTACTGTCCCGCGCTGGGCGGGCGGTCAGTCGTCGCTGACAGGGTGGACGCCGAGGCGCACGGCGACGTCGATCGACCGCTCGGGCACGGCGCTGAGCTGTTCGGCGATCGACGCGCAGATCAGGTGCAGCCGGTACTCGTGGAAGTAGGTCGGCGGCTTGTCGAAGTAGACGGCCACCTTCACGATCTCCGGCGGCGTGGCTGGGATCTCATCGCGCAGCAGGCGATGGACCTGGGAGCGACTCATCGCGAGAGCGTCGGCGAGGGCGTCGAGGGTGATGCCGGCGGCGAGCTCACGGAACGCCTCGGCGAAGGGCTTGGTGGTGGCCTGGCCGGTCCGCTGGGACTCGAGGGCCCGGAGCCGGGCGCTGCCGTCGTTCCACTCGAGCGGGGCCCGCTGGCCGCGGGTGGGGGCTTCCCAGCCGATGCGCAGGATGTCGCGCATGATCCGGCCCACGAGGTCGTAGTCCGCCAGCGCCTCTCGGACGGTGGCCCGGTCGTCCATCGTCGAGGGGTACTCGGAGCGGATCTGGGCCAGCCGGTCGGGCCAGGAGCGCGGGCGGTCCTGGGGGCGGCGGGTGGTGACGGGCATGGCGACGTCGGTCATCGCGCGCTCATTGCGAACGGATCCAATATTTCTGCGCCATCTCGGGATGCTCTGGGTCGTGGCCGACGCTCCGGAACTTCTCGTCGATCGCCATGAACTCGGGGATGTAGACGTCCCTGATCCACTGGATGTTCTCCTTCATGGTGCAGTGGAGATCCTCCCGCTCCTTCTCGGACCCGCAGTTGTCGTGCACCTGGATGAGCGAGATCAGCTGCATGGCGAGCTCGATCGACTTGGCCGCCTGCATGTCCCGGTTCACGCCGAACGCCAGGGCACGCACCCGCAACTGCTCCCAGTAGTGCGCCACCGAGCCCTCGCCCTTGGCGCGCTCCCGGGCCGGCCGGTCGAGGCCCAGGGTCTTCTTGATCAGCCGGATCTCGGTGGAGTGGCTGTCGAGCTGGGCCCGGAGCTTGGCGTCGTTGACCTCCTCGCCCTGGTAGTCCCGGCCCTTGCCGAGCCAGATCCCGAGGCGGTGGACCAGGAGCTCGAGCAGCAGGAGCCGGTCGAGCTCAGCGAGGTCGGCGATGTTCGTCAGCTGGTTGTGCTCGTGGTACATCGCCACGAGCATCTCGAGGTGGTCGCGCTCGGAGAAGGTCATCACCGGCTGCGAGGACCCCGACGGCAGCACCACCGAGAGGTCGGACCGGCGCTCGCTGGGCTGGCCAGCCTCCTCGTCCTCCTCGACGTAGGTCACGCGGCGTTCCGGCTGAGCATCCGGCCAGCGTAGGGGCGATCACTCAGGGTGTGACGGATGCTGTCCCGGCGGCCGGGACGGGCTCGAAGCCCGGGAGGTGCTCCTTCTGCTTCGGCGGGGACGCGCCGTAGTGCACTTCGATGGTCTGGCGCACCCACGTCGGGTGGCCGTAGCGCCGCGCGTGCTGGGCGGCGACGGCCATGGCGTTGGACGCCACCCACGCCGATTCGGCCCCGTGACAGAGGGTGCAGCCCGCCTCGACGGCGAGCACCTCGGTCTCGTGGTCGTCATCCACCCTGGACACTCCACCACGTCTCGGGCTTGGCGACGGGCTTCTCGCCGCCGGCGAAGCCCCACCAGAGCTCGAGGACGTGCTCGAAGGTGACGACGCGGAGGGGATGGACGATCCGACCGCCCCCGATCTCGCCGACGAGTCGGGGGCCGTCGTCGGTCTCAGGCACCGCGCACGACCTCGTGTCCTGCCTTCCGATGGTTGTCGAGGTCGTACATGACGCGCCAGGCCATGTTCCAGGCGTCGGAGGTGGCGCTGCTGGGGGTCTCGGGGCCGTCCGCCGGGCCCTGGGCGGCGCGCCCGCTGGCCAGCTCGGTGACGTCTCTCATGGTGATCCCCCAGACCTCGCAGATGAGGTCGAGCACCTTGATGCGCTCGAGGGCCTTGCCGCGCCAGGTGGTGTAGGCCATGCACTCGCTGTGCCAGACGCGATCACCCGACGGGTACGAGTGCCACGCGTCGTTCCAGTGCTTCCGGCGCCCGCAGTAGTCGCACCGCTTCTTCCGCCCGTACCAGTAGTTGCGCACGCGGTAGAAGAACAGGTGCGGACGGCTAGAGCGCGATGACCGCTTCCCGGAGCGCATCCTGCACCTCCTTCGTGCAGCCGCCGTCACCACGGGCGTCCCACTCGGCGATCACGTCCTGCAGCGCATCGAGGACCGCGTCCATGGCGGCGTCGGTGGCCTCGGCCTTCCGCAGCTGCCGCAGCACCCAGTCGGCGTCGTTGTACGACGTGAACGTGGCGATGTCGCTCCACGCTGCGTCGGCGTCCGACCGGCGCATGAGCACGCGCCCGGTGCTGCTCCCGCCGACGCGAAGGTCATACTCGGCCATCACTTGTACGTCCTGATGCCGGTGATCTGCACGCGCTCGACGGTCCCGTCGTCAAAGATCAGCGACTGACAGCCCGGGCAGTAGCGCGCGTCGCGCGCCAACATCGCTGGCTGCAGCTTCTCCTCGGGGTGCGTGCACTCAGACATCGGCAACCTCCGGCTCGTTGACGACCTCCGGCTCCTGGTACTCGATGCGGACGGTGTCATCGTTGATGCCCTTGTGCTTGCAATCGCGCATCCACGACCACTGCCATCGACCGCTCTGCCAGTTCAGCCCGATCCGGCGCACGAACGGCGTCTCGCACGGCGTCGGATCGTTGCGCGTGCGCGGTGCGATGCACACCGGCGACAGCGATGGCTGCGGGTCGATGTCGATGACGGTCTTGCCCTCGGTGTCGAAGTTCATGTGTCGCTCCCTTGTTCGTCCTGCCACTCGAAGAACTGCCGGCGCTTCCACTCGGCGCGCGTCGACATCGCCACGCGCTCGAACGGCTTGAAGTTCATCTGCGCCATGAAGTCGAGCGCGCCCTGGACGTCGCCCATCTCCTCGATCAGGCGCACGCGGAGGTCGGTGCCGTCCCAGTGGGCGGTCTCGCCGTGGGTGGCGATGAGCTTGCCGAGGACCTGACCGAGCTCGCCGATCTCCTCGATCAGCTTCGACGCGCCCGGCCAGACGGTGCTGCCGATGGAGAAGGAGCCGTCACTCGGCAACGGGCACCGCCTTGGGGTCGAAGGGAAGGCGCTTGGCCCACTCGACGAACCGGCGCGCGCCGGTGGCGCCCTCGAAGGCGTAGTCGCGCACCTCGATGCGCTCGATGATGTCGTGCGTGCCGATGATCCTGTAGGTCACGCCCCCGTAGTGGTAGGCGACCTTGTTGATCGCGTTCATCACCTCGGAGTGACTCGGCGCAATGCCCATGACCATCGACTCAGGCCAGGTTGGGTGCTCGAACGGCGCCATGTTCGCCTCGTAGTCCATAGGCGGCAGCGACTGCAGCCAGAGGTCGGCGACGTCCTTCGTCGGGAACGGGCCCACCAGCTGCGGACCACCGTCGCTCCGGTAGTCGAACTCGACCATGCACCAGTCGTCGGGGACGATGCCCTCAGCCACGTTGCCTCCCATAGATGTCTCCGGTCTCGCGCACCCTGGCCACGATCTCGTCGAAGCGCGCGAGGGACTCGTCAGCGACATGTTCACCCTCGACGTACGCGGTCAACAGCTCGGTCAGCATCTCCGCCTGCGGCCGGGTGAGAACGACCTCGTCTGTCGTCGACCTGATGATGAACGTGTCGCCCTGGTCCTTGTCGGGTCGCAGCTGGGCGACCTCGCGATGAGCGACGTACGCGCCGCCCACGGTCGGCCCGGGCGGTGTGGCCTCGGGCGGCAGCTCGTCGATGTGGATGTTGACGCCAGCGGCACCGACGAGGGCGAGGCGGCGCTTCAACCGCGTCCACCGCCTGTGCGACGCGTAGCCCTTCACGAGCACGACGTCGACGCTGTCGGGGCGGTCCTCGATGCCGTAGAGCAGACTGTCGTCCTCGGCGAAGTACCACTGGCGCTTCACGCCGCGGTACTTGGCCCACGCCTGCGCCGCCGCCGGATCAGCGGCGACGACGATCAGCCGCTTCTTCGCCTTCCCGGTCGCCTCGACGATCTCGGCGAGCGCCTCGGGCGTGATGGCCTTGGCGTCAGGCACCTACGCGGCCGTACAGGTCACCGCTTTCGAGGATCCGCTGACGGATGTCGGTCGCCACTGCCTTGTGATCGGTCGCCGGCACACCGCGGGGAGCGCGTTCGATCAGCGCCGCCATGCAGTCGCGGTGGTACACGAGGCGGTCCTCGTCATAGGAGTCGTTCGCCATGTGCTTGTAGAGGATGGTCTGGCCCGCCAGCAGCGGGCGAGGGCACAGCCCGCACCGGGCTCCGGCCAGCTTCGACTTCGATCCCTTCATCACGACTGCACGCACGGCTCGCCCTCCCTTCGGCTTCGACCCGACAGTATCGTGGCGTCGTCGGGCTGTCGAGGCTTCCTTTCGGAACGTGGACGGTCTAAGGTGAGATCCATGGCGACAGCCGCCCGAACCGTCGTGTACCGCATGGAGCTCGTGCAGATCATCGCCGAGCGTCTCGGAATCCCCGAGGAAGGCGTCGACGACATCATCATGGCGTTCCTCGATGAGGTGGCCGCCCGGCTCTCCGAGGGCGACCAGGTCGTGCTCCGTGGCTTCGGCGTGTTCGAGGCCCGCCAGATGAAGCCGGTCGTCCGCCGGCGCCCTGACACCGGCGAAGAGGTGGCCGTCGAGGCCAAGCGGCGACCGGTGTTCCGCGCCAGCCAGCCGTTCAAGGACCGAGTCAACGCCAATGGGTCGTAGCGGGCTCGATCTCGGCGGGATCACGCTCCCGATCGACGCCGTCACCGAGACCTTCTGGTGGCTGGGCATCCGGGGAAGCGGCAAGACACACGACTGCTCGGTGTTCGTCGAGGAGATGCTCGACGTGCGCGCCCAGGTCATCATCCTCGACCCGATGCACGCCTGGTACGGGCTGCGCTCCTCGGCCAGCGGCACCGACACCGGCTACCCCATCCCGATCTTCGGCGGCGCCCGCGGCGACGTGCCGCTTGAGCCCGGCGCCGGCAAGTACATGGCCGAGCTGGCCATCGGCGAGCGGGTGTCGATGATCCTCGACATCAAGAGGTGGTCGAAGGCCGACCGACGCCGGTTCGTCACCGCCTTCCTCGAGCGCCTCCTGGAAGCGAACGACCGGTCGCCGGTCCACGTCGTGCTCGAAGAGGCGCCACTGTTCGCGCCGCAACGCCCGCAGAAGGAGGAGACGACCATGCTCGGCGTGGTCGAGGAGCTCGTGCGGCTCGGGCGTGGCGAAGGCATCGGCTGCTCCCTGATCTCCCAGCGGTCGGCGACCATCAACAAGGAGGTGAGCACCCAGACCGAGGTGCTCGTCGCCCACCGCGTGCGCAGCCCCCAGGACGTCGACGCGGTGAAGGCGTGGTTCGAGGTCCACGACCCCGACCGCAGCAAGGAGGCGGCGCGCCGGCTGCCACATCTGAACACCGGCACGGCGATCGTGACATCGACGTCGTTCCTCCACGTGTTCGAGGAGGTCGCCTTCCGGCCCCGCCGCACGTTCGACTCGTCGCGGACGCCGAAGGTCGGCGAGACGAGGCGGGAGGCCAAGACGCTCGCCGACGTCGACCTCGACGTGGTGAAGGAGGCGATGGCCGACGCCATCGAGCGCGCCGAGGCGACCGATCCCAAGTTCCTGGCGCGCCAGCTGCGTGAAGCACAGGAGCGGGTCCGGTTCCTTGAGGGCCAGCCGGTGAAGTCCGTGGCCGTCGAGGTCATGGTCCCCGAGGTGCCGGTCACGGTCATGAACGAGATGGGCGCGCTGCGCGCCGAGTGCCACAACCTCGGCGAGCGCATCGAGAAGATGTACGCGCTCGCCATCAAGGCCAACGAGGACGGCGCTGATCGCAAGGCCCTGGCGCGCGAAGCCGAGGCGACCGTCGTCAAGCGCGAGCGCGCGGTATCGCAGCCGCCGATCCGAGTGCCCGGGTTCTCCATTGCTCGCGATCGCGAGGAAACCGCTCTGACGCCCTACGCCGAGCACCTGCTCAAGTCGCTGGCGGCGCGCCATCCGCTGCCCATGACGGTGCGGCAGTGGTCGGTGACTGCTGACCGGTCACCCACGAGCAGCGCGTGGGATCCGGCGGTGCGCCAGCTGCGGAACGCTGGCTACATCACCACCTTCGACAAGGGCGAGTGGATCGCCACCGAGAAGGGGCTCGCGGTCGCCGGTGTCGATCCCGGCGCGCAGCCACCTTCGGGCCCTGAGCTCATCGAGTGGTGGGGATCCCGGATCACCGGACCCAGCGCCGGCGCGGCACGACGCGCGCTGCAGATCCTCTACGGGCACGCACCGATGACCCAGGACGAGCTCGCCGACCAAGCCGGATGGAGCCGCACCTCGAGCGGGCCTGGCGCGGCGGTCGGCATCCTCGTGAAGCTCGGGCTCGTCGAGCGACGGGACGGCCTGATCCACCTCGACGACCAGTTCATCTACGGCTAGGAGACCCATGCTCACGATCATGACGATCCTCGTCGCGCTCGCCGTTGGCGCCGTGGCGACGATCTACGTCCGCCGCCGACCGATCACCACGGCCACTGGCATGACCTGCGAGGTCACCAACATCGAGCTGGCCGCCACCGGCGCGCTGGTGCTGCTGGTCGCCGTTCTCGTCACCATCGTGTGGGGCCCGGCCGCGGCCCAGGCACGCACCGCTGGCGGCTACCACGAGTTCTTCAACGGCTCGCTGATCTCATCAACGGTCGAGACGCACGCCTGCACACGCGACGGCGGTCAGTGCTCGAACAAGTACCGCTGCGACCCGCATCAGGTCGAGGACCGGCATTACGACTCGAAGGGTCGCTACACCTACTCGACGTACCACACCGAGTACCACCACTGCCCGTATGCGACGCGTGAGTCCGACTACTTCCTCAACGACAACCTCGGGCGGAAGCTGCTCATCGGCGCCGACTACCTCGACGCCGATCCGCGGGAGTGGCGCGATGGTCACGGCATCCCGGGCGACCTGCCGCGCGGTGAGCCACCGCGTTGGACCGAAGCGGTCAGCCACCTCAAGACGGGCATCGGCGATCCGGTGACGATGCTGCACACCTACACGAACTTCATCCTCCCGACTGAGGGCGAGCTCTACAAGCAGTACAGCCCCAGCATCGACCGCTACCTCAAGGCGGGGCTCCTGCCCAAGCACACCGCCAACCTCGACGGACACGTGCTGCTCGACTACGACATGCTCGCCGTGAAGTTCCAGGCGCTCAAGGTCTCGGTCGACGAGGGCGAGTGGAACGCGCGACTCATGCGTCTCAACGCCGCGCTCGGCATCGGCGTGCAAGGCGACCTGCACATGGTCGTCGTGCCCGCGTCGCGCGTGCAGAACCCCGACGACTACATGAACGCGCTGGTGTCGTACTGGCAGCACCGCCTCGGTCGCTGGGGCTTCCCGAAGAACGGCATCGCGGTGGTGCTCGGCGCGTCGGCCGACGGTAAGACCATCGAGTGGGCACGCGCCAAGACCGGGATGCCCGAAGGCAACGGCGAGATGATCGCCGCCGTCAGCTTCGATCTCGAGCACAAGCCGCTCGACGCCAAGACCATTCTCGGCGAGGCCAACGCGCATGTCTCGCGCGGCGGCAAGAAGGTGGACTACGCCGACGATGCGAGCCCCGACGGACTCCTCGGCAAGATCATGCTCAGCGATCACCCGTTCCGACGTGCCTGCATGAACTGCAAGGACAAGGGCGACCACGGCACCGGCTACACCTACCTCAAGTCATCGCTCCCGATCTCTGGCGCCGCCAAGGTCACGATGGTGCTCATCACCCTCGTCGTCGCCACGGTCCTTTGGGCGATCGCGCTGTTCTGCGACCCGGTCGGCTACTGCACCGGCCGACGTCGTCCCCGTTCCAACCGGCTCTACTACTGAAAGGCCACCATGACCGACACCAACGACACGACCACGTCCAAGTCCCCGCTGTCGAACCTGCCCCGCTGGGTGATCCCCGCTGTCATCGCGGGTGTCATCGTGCTGCTGTTGATCATCACGTTCGCCACCAAGAACGGCGTGACGAACAAGGGCAACCAGAAGGAGCAGGACCTCAACGCGCAGTACAACGACAACTCGAACTACCTGAGCGACTGCATCGTCCGCATCCGTGAGTCCGCCGGCGTCGTCAAGGGCCAGACCGCTGCGCTCGACCAGGTGCTCACCGATGCGGTCAAGGGCCGCTACGACAAGGGCTCGTCTGCCCAGGTCGGCGGTGGCCAGCTCTTCTCCGCGATCAAGGAGGCGTATCCCGACCTCTCCGCCATCGGCTCGGGCTTCGACAAGGTGCTCACCGTCGTCAACGGCTGCCGCACCGACTACCGCGACATCCAGACGAAGCTGCAACGCATGATCGCCGACTTCGAGAAGTGGCGGACCGGCAGCTTCACCGTCCGCACCTTCGGCGGCGGCTTCCCGAACAACAACCTCAAGGCCGCGAAGGGCGACACCATCCTGCACGGTCAGGCTGCGCTTGATCAGATGAGCACCGTCGTGCTCGTGCGCGAGGCGAAGGAAGCACAGACGACGCACGAGGTAGCGCCTGAGGACCCGTTCGGCTCCACCTCGACGACCGGGCGATAGCCGTGGCTTTCGACCCAGCAGTCCACGACACCCAGACCGACGTGAGGAACTGGCTCGCGTCGAAGCTCGACGCTGACGGTGACGGTGTCGTGGACTACGGGCCGAAGGAGGCCGCCTGGTGGGTGCTGTCGTGGCTTCTCACGGACTTGCCCGTCGACGAGCGCATGAAGGTCATGGGTATGGAGCGCGTGTTCCCAACCGACTTCGACACCATCGTTCCACCGACCTACCAGGAGGTGCGCTGTGCCTGAGCTCCAAATCCCAATGGATATGCGAGATCGCCAGTTCACCATCTCGATCTCGGGCCAGGCCCTTCACGACGCCCTGTTGGCACTCCGGGTGTGCTCAAAGCCCGAGAACATCTCGAAGCCCGAGGTGGCGGCGCGGTTCGACGCATCGCGGAGCGAGATCGAGCTCGAGGTGTTGGCCTACGCCTTCGACGACATCGCGGATGAAGCATGACGGGGCAGAGAAGCAGCCAGTGCGGCGCGGACGGATACCTGCGCGTGGGAGAACTGCGTCGGCATCTCGACGGACTGCGCGACGACGTGCTCGTCGTGCTGTCGAAGGACGCCGAGGGCAACGGCTTCTCGCCGCTCGCCGAGGCTGAGCTATCCGACTACGAGCCCGAGACGACGTGGAGCGGCGACGTCGGTGTCGGCGGAGAGGTCTGCGTGGTGCTGTGGCCGACGAACTGAGGGCGGCTGACGGACCGATGAGAGACACGCGCATCTGGCTGTCGGTGCGAGGAGCACGGACGGGGAGAGTGCGCATGTTCCCGTTGACCGAGGTGGTGCTGGTTAAGGCCGAGCACACGCGCAAGCTCGGCCACCACACCGTCGTCCGCTTGCGCGACGGCGGCGAGATCGCCTGCGTAGGCGCCCCCGAGGACGTGCTTCGTCCTGGCATCGAGGAGGCACGCCGTGTCGAGTGAGCGGGCGGGAATCAACGCACTACGAGAGGACGCGAAGTGATGGCCGACTTCCGAACGAAGCCGACAGACCCCGGCTATCTCGACCCGAAGTACCGCACGTTCACCGAGCAGTGGCGAGGCGAGGACACCCGCTGCTCGTCCTGCAACAAGCCGTTGTGGAACCGCTGGGCCGAGATGCGGTGGCGACTGATGCCGCTCCGTTGGGCGGTCGGCGACGCCCGTCGGGGCCAGTGGAAGGCAGCGTGGCTGCACCTGCGCCAGTTCCGCCCGGTCATGTTCGTTCGGGGCCTCTGATGGGCGGGGCGGAGATGACACCGAAGGAACAGCGCCTCATGGACGCACTAGAGGCCGCGCAGAACGACCGTGACGAGGTTGCCTCCGTGGCGAACCTGCTCGCCCTCGCGCTCCGCGACCACCTGCAAGGACCGCATCCGTGCGGGTCGTCGCGTGGGTGCGCTTCGTTGGCTCGCTACGAGCGGTGGATCGCTGGTGACCTCGACGACGGCGACTACGAGACGATGCAGATGGAGCGCCCATGAGCCGGGCGGGGATGACCGCCGCCGAGGACGCCGTCGCCGCCGCTCTAGATGGCGGGATGGACTACCGCTATCCGACCGCTCGCAAGGTGCTCGACGCGCTCCGTTCGCTCCCCGTCGAGCAGCGCATGGAGGCGATGGGGATGGAGCGCGTGCGATGGACCGGGCCGGCGACGAACAACGCGTCGGCAACGGCACCGCCGATGTGGGTGGAGAAGCGATGACCGGACCGCGGGCGGGTGAGGACGAGTACGTGGGTGGCCTTCTCGATCCCCGATACGACCCGATCGACGACGTGATGGTGTCGTGCGGTGTGTGCGGTTCGGCTGTCGCGCTCGACGCTCGTCGTCGTCACGCCGACTGGCACCAGCAGCTCGCCGAAGCCGCGGCGGCACCACTCCGAAGGCTCGCAGCGTTCGCCGAAGCGATGAAGGGCGACCTCCGATGACCGGGGCGGCAATCAGATCGACGAGAGGGGACGCGAACGATGGCTGATACCCACCGACTGATGGGTCCGGCTCTGACCGACAAGCGACCGCTGCCGGAAGGCTTCGTGCCGGTGCAGGTGTCGCGTCGAACGATGGGCACCGAGTACACCGGCGTGCGGCGCGAGGTCGCCGAAGCGGCCTACGTCGAGTACGCCGCGCAGTACGGCACGAGCCAGTCGTTCAAGCGCCTGCACGAGCGTGGTGGCTTTGGCATCGAGGAACTGCTGTCGCTGCTCACCGAACGGCTGCTCCGTGGCTAGGGCGGCAGACGACCGCATCGAGTACGGCGTGAAGTACGGCCCGAATCACGTCCGCATCTACGCCGACTTGGACGCCGCTCGTCGGATGGCGAAGCACCCGCTCGACCACGTCGTCATGCGACGGGTCAGCGGTTGGGAGGAGGTTCCCGATGACGAATGACCGAGGGGCGGCAGACGACGCTTGCCGATGCGGACGCATCCGTGTCGGGATGACGGTGACCGAGCAGCGCAACTGGAACCCCGACTGTCCCGAGCACGGCACGGATTCGACATGGTGGAAGTCGTCTGAGCAGCGAGCCAAGCGGGACGCCGACAACGAGCGGATGCGTGACCTGCACCGGCGGGCACGAGAGGCGAGGAACCGTGGCTGACCGCCGGGCGGGATGCAGCCACTTCGGAGAGTTGATCTCCGAGCCGCCGACAGCGGCGGAACCGCTGCCCGAGGTTCTGTG